ATTTCATTAATCTAAAAACACGTAAAAAAATAACAAAAGATATAGGTGAAACAATAGATTATGTTTTAAAAAATAGAAATTGGATTAAATTAAGTTCATCAGAAGCAAAAAATATAGATAAAATTGATTTTATATTTACAAATATTAATGGGAAGAATAATAATAAAAATAAAAATAAATCACAAATTAGTTTAAGAGTTAGTACAGAACAAGAAAATTTATTTTCTAATAAAAAAAAATTAAAAGACCATTTTAAACATACTGAATATTTTTCAGATTATTTTATATTAAATAAATTAAATATAATAAAAGATATTAATATATTATATTCCTTTGTAAAACATAATTTAAGTATTAAAAAAATTAAAAAAAATTCATATTTAATTTTAAAAGATCCTTATGGATCTTTAGGTAAACAAATTTTGACATTTGATCATAATAATAATAGTATAATTTATAAAAATGAGGTAAAAGAATATTTAAAAACATTTAAATCAACATATATAATATTAGAGGAATTTTTGGAGTCTATTACATTTAAAGTACCAGAATTAAAATTTAATAATAAACAAATAAATTATGAAACAAATTTTGGAAGACGTTCTCTTATTCGATTTTTTATTGTTATATTAGTAAGAAATAATACTACTGAAATTTACAAAATTAATAATTTATTTATATATTTAGCAGTATTACCTTCATCTAATAGTATAAAAAAAGATATATTAAAACCAGGGTCACATATAACAAATTTTTATTTAGGATCAAAATTTATAAATAATGAAAAAAATAATTTAACAAATAAAGAATTATATAATATTAAGTTATATCGTGATTTATTATATAATAATAAATATCAAAAACAATTATTTACTCAATTATTTTGTGTTTCAAATAATGAATTTAAACGACAATATCCCGAAAAATTAGAAATAGTAAATACAAAAATAAATAATTTTATTATAGAATTTAGTAAAGTATATCATAACGAATTTATTTGTAAAAATAACAAAAATTTAAATAAAGAATCTAATTGTTGTTTTAATATATATGCTGTTGATAGCATATTAACCAAAACTAATGATTTCAAAATTTTAGAAATCAATAGTAATCCAGGTAATATTACAATACATCTTCAAAATATTGTAAAAGATGTATACAATACAGAAAATATATTTAATGATATTTTTGATTTGATAGAAAATGAAGATATTAAAACAAAAAATTTAACTTTGATTAGTAAAAAAAAATCATCAGTTATTTAAGTATTCTAAATTTTGTATATTTTTGTAAAGTTCATCAAGTGCTTTTTTTATATCAAATGTTTGATTATTAATTAATGTTCGAATATTTGTTCCTTCAAATACATAATCTTCTTCCATATTAATTTCACCGTTATTAATTAATTTCACTTCATTTATTGAATCTGAATATGTGATAGTTAATCTTTTAGATTTATTAGACATTATATATATATATATATAAAAAAATAATAAGTAATTTAAATAAATAATTATATTTAAGTTAAATGTCGCATATACAAAAATATAAACCAGAATTTATATTTAAATTTCAAAATAATGTAAAATTAACGAAATCGGTAGAGAATGTTTTTTTACAAATATTACAAAATATGGGAAGCGCCACGGATTCTAAAAATTTTAAAGTTAAAGTTTCTAAAGATATAAAATTAAATAGCAATAAATGGCATCGTAAAAGATTTTTGACTGATGTAGAAAAAATCAAAAAAGCAATAAATTCAAATTTAAATATGTATTCTAAATCAACTTTTAAGAAAGTTAGTTTAGATATTATGAAAATTAAAATAAATTCAGAAGAATTGATAGATTATTTAATTAATTGTATTATTTATAAATATACATATGATTATCAATCTGATGTATGGAATTATTTAATAGAAATAATAATATTTAATAATGTTGAAAAATGGAAAATAAATAATAAATTTTTAGTACATAGATTATTAGATAAAGTACAATATGATTTTAATAAAATTGTTGATAGTGATTATCAAGAAACTCTTGAAGTATATTTTGATTCTAATATAGAAGAATATTATAGAATTAAAAGAAAAAATAATGGTTTAATGAAATTAATAGCTGAATTATTTAAATATAATTTAATTAATAAAGAGTTAATTACATCTATTTTAGAATACTTAATACTTGATATTAATAAATATTATAAAATGGAATTAGGTGTATATTTGGTAACATATTTATTTAATTTTATTAGTAGTATTGAACAAAATAAATTTATAGATTATTTTAATATTTTTTTAAAAGATAAAAATTTAAATAAAAAAGTAAAATTTATGATATTAGATTTTATTGATGAAAAAAATATTTCAACTGTGAAAAAACCAGAAAATATAAAAACAAATATATCTAATTATTTAAATGATGAACAAATAGAATTATATATTAAAAATATAATAAATGATTATTTAAATGATGAAGAAAATCTAGAAGATAGTACAAAATTAATTGCAAATCTAAAAATATCTCCAAAATCAAATAAAATTATTTATTATTGGATATTATTTTTATTAGAAAATAAAGATAATCAAGATAAGATAATGATATTATTTTGTAATTGTTTTCAAAATAAAATAATAAAATATAATACATTAAAATATGGTTTAATAGAATTTTTGGTTGATTATAATAATTTTAAATGGGATTATCCTAATATTAATAATGTATTAAAGATGTTTATTAAAATATGTAAAATGAAACTTTTTTTAACTTCTGATAATATAAATTATATATTTAGTAAAAGTTCTTGTGATGAAAAAGAAAATATTTTATAGTCATTGCAAGTACTTTCTGATACGGCATTGATTATAATAATTTATTTGTCTTATAAATTGAACTATTTGTTTTTTCATCAAGTATTCATATTACAACTTAAATTAAATTGAAATATAAATTAATTTAAAGATTATTTATTAATTATAATAAATGGATAAAGAAATTCTAAATTTTAATTTAAAATCTTCTAAATTTCTAGATGATAAATTTAGAAAAATTAATTTTTTTAAAATTAAAACAAATAGAATATATCTACCATGGGTTGAAAAATATAGACCCAAATATCTTTCTGAATTAATATTAGATGATATTACTAGAGTAAAAATGGAGAATTTTTTAAATAAAGAAGAATTATCTCATATGATAATAACAGGTCACCCAGGTACAGGAAAAACAAGTACAATTTTATGTTTAGCTAGACAAATATATAAAGAAGATTATAAAGAAGCAGTTATAGAATATAATGCTTCAGATAATAGGGGTTTAGAAACAATAAATAATTCAATAATTTATTTTTGCAAGAAAAAAGTAAAAACGATGAATGATTTACCTAAATTAGTGATATTAGATGAAGCAGATAATATTACAAAAAAAGCTCAAAATACATTATGTAATTTGATGGAAATTTATAATAAAAATGTTAAATTTGTATTAACATGTAATGATTATAATAAATTAGTGGAAGGAATTCAGACAAGATGTTTAATTATTAGATATAATTCTTTATCAAAAGATGTAATTAAAACAAGATTAAAATATATTTGTGAGAAAGAAAATATTATTTATGAAGAATCCGGATTGGATACTATTATATTTATATGTCAAGGTGATATAAGATTAGCAATTAATTGTTTAGAATCAACATATTATGGTTTTAATGAAATAACATATGATAATGTATATAAAATATGTGAAAAACCACCCCAAATTCAAGTAATATCATTAATAAATATGTGTCTAGCAGGTTCTTTACAAGAAGCAGTTAATACAGTTTTAGAATTAAAAAGAGTGGGTTACTGTAATAATGATATATTATTAACAATAATTAATGTTTTAAAGGAAATAAGTATAAATGAATCTTCCAGAATAATAATGTTAGAAAATGCAACTAATGCATATATGATAGTAAATGAAGGTGTTGATACAGATTTACAATTATTAAGATGTATTTGTGATTTTTATCAATTATCAAAATAAAAAAAATATTTTTTTTATATAATTTTTATTATTAATAATATTAGATAATATTATTAACAATAAAAAATAAAAGTGTCTTTTATTTAGAAGACTTCTATAAGTCTATGCTCAATCTTTTATTTTTTTCCTTTTCCTTTTCCTTTTCCTTTTTTATTTATTTTACGAGATCCTGATTTATTTTTCTGAGTAGATTTATTTTTCAAAATAAATCTCCTAATAATGAATCCACGATATAATGATTGTATCTTGATAATTTTTTCAATCGTTTGCAGATATTGACGTCTGACAATGAAGCATCTAAACATACTCTGAATCTTGGTTGCAGTATCACCATGAACGATAACATCCATTTGCTTAATAGATGTACGTGTATGGGGTTGAAATAAATTTAACAGATGGGAATCTATGATTCCAGTCACCACTGGAGTAAATCCATCACGACCAGCTCTTGCAAGAGCTTGTTTCAGCGTGTCAAATCCCATAATATGATTAGGATCCTTAACAATAACATTCTTGGTCAAATGATTGTTACGACCAAACATTGATGCGATTGTATCAACAACTACCATTTGTCTTGGATATGCTTTTTGGAGAGCTTTATTCATTGTTTCATCTGCCAACTCAACTTCTAGACCTGACAGTACAACAGATAGCTGGTCAATAGTCATTTTTGATCCATACGTCTCGTACCATAGAGTTGTTATTTGCGTAGAACCTAGATTTGTTGTAATATTGATGACATGCTCTTGTTCATTCTTGAGATGATTCTCCAAATTACTTTTAGTATTCGCGAGGTCGTCTTTAGACCCCATTTTACTTTTTTCTTTAAAAGATTCTGCTTTTGACATTTCTGTACGAACTTCAGCAATTTCTCTTACTATATTATCTTTGTATTCATTAAATAACCTTGAAATAATTTCGTGAGTAATTTTATGATTTAGTAGATATAAGATTTCCGTATCGAGATCACCGGATGTAAGAGTAAGTGAAGACTCCTTCGCAATATTAGGCATTGGAACATTAATCTGCAATTTACAAACGGAATCTTTAGTAGCAATATCAAGACCATCGATGTAAATCAAAAATAGTTTGATCTCTTGAATAAACTCATTCTGAGATTTACACGATTTCATCGTAAGATTATATTCAAAACCAAGATTCAAAAGATGTTTTTGAATTGCTATGATTGTATCTGGTGTAAAATACCTAAGATCAGTATCATCCCATGTCCGAACAATATGAAACGTTTCAGAACAGAGAGCCTGTAAAGGATGTACAGATTTACCATCATTTGTATATAACTGAGTAAATGATCGAGTTGTATAAGTTTTTTTAACAAATTCCATTTTAGAATCCTTAAAAATATGAGAAGATCTGATTTGTCTCTCAGTAGGAGATGCGGACATCAGAATACTATGAGAAGATCTGAGATTAATAATATCCAAGATTTTCCTCAAAAGTTGATTTTCCCTAATATCGAAGTTACAATCTGCTGTTGCGACAAATTCGTCAATCACATTAAAAAAAGTCCATCCGAGTTCTAATTTAAACTTATCTGCAAATTGATTAAGTTGAAGTGTAGATTTAGCATCTGCAAAAATCATAATCGGAAGAATATACTTATCTTTTCCACCAATGTAATTTCTTGTAGTATAATTTGTATTCCAGTTAATTACTTGTAGAATTTGATCAAAAATACTGCATTTAAAATTAATTCCATCCGTATACTTTTTTTGAAGGGTTCCCTGGTTTTCGGAAAATTTCTCAACTTTCTCAATAATTTTTCTACCACGTTGTTCTTTATAGTGAGGACAATATGCATGGAGAGGTATAATTTTTCCATCACGAATAATCCAAGTGGGATGATCCATAGCTGTACCAGCCGCAAATGCAACAGCTGTAGCCAGACTAGGTAAAGTGAAAATACCGACTAATGATTGAGATGGAATTAGTTTATTGAGAGTTTTATTTGCTTTTTCAAGAGCGTATGAAGTAGCTGAACTGCCAACTGTTGTTTTTCCTTGTGCATATGTTTCAATATTAATCAGATATTCTGATTCCTTGACAGACTGCACAGATTTATCTTCATTGTTGTTCTTGATAGATTCACAGATTTATCCACGATATTATTAATCTGAGATATAAAAGTATTTTGATTATCTGTCAATTTGATAATTTTCTCATCTTTGATGTTATTCAGTAAAATAGGGTTAAACAACCCTATTTTATATTGAGACAATAAATCACATGCTTCATCATTTTCACATGTAAACATCGAGAATTTATTATACAAAATTGCTGACATTTTCGTATTACAAGATCTTAACGCAATTCGAATTTCATGAAACAAAATTGCATTTACATTATCGTGAATCCAAGAGTAAGATTTTTTTTCAGTAGATTTTTTACCCATCTTGCTTTCAACCATAAGCAGTATAATAAGAAACTGCAATTCATACTCATTCACAATTTCGAGATCTGCAGTTTCCTTATCAGCATTTTGTACCATAATGGTATGATGTCCGCTACGCAAGATCTCTGATCTTGGCAAATTAACAATTAATTGAACAAATCTAATAATTTTGTTCAATCGTTGATTAAGATGATCACGCACAATCATCAGATGGATTCGTTGTGAACTGGAAATATCAAACATTCCCTTTTTTTTCTTTCCCTTGCTATTTGCATTGTAATTATCAAGGTTAAAAGGAGTTTTTCCATCAAGAAAAACTTTTACAAAATTTGGATTAATTCGATTAAGTGCCTCTTCAGTTGAGATACATTTACCTTTACGTTCAACATTTTGTATCAATTTACTAACTTCAGAAATAATAAAAATTTGCGTAACTTCGTTATTTTTATTATTTTTGCATTCATTAATTTCGCATCCATTAATATTACCATTATCCTTAACGGTTCTACGAACCTCGTCCGCAAAAGCATTTCTCCCGCCATTTTTTTCGAGTTGTGCATAATCAGCTTTAGTTGGTTCCGTGAACGTATCTGTTACTTGTATTTTCATCATTTTTATAATAGGTTTTGGATATATTTTTTAAATATCCACATAACTTATAATTACAGTATTACAATTGTAATTATTTTTTTCAATTTTTTTTAATTTTTAATAAATTATATAATAAATATGATAACTATAGTAAGTAATTTTATTATTAAATAAATAAATTAATCTGAATCTGAATCAACAAATAATGTATCTTCTGGACTGTCATTATCATTATCATTAACTGATACTGATTCTGGATTAGTTTTTATATTTTCATTAATTACTCCATTCTCATAATCAAACATTTTAATATTTAAAATATTTGTTATTTTTTTATAATAAGTTTTTCGTGTATATCCTTGATTTATAAATGTTCTGATGTTATCAACTACATCAATTACTAATGGTTGGGATAAATAATTACCTTTTTGTTTTCTTAAAATTCTTCCAACTGATTGTTCAACATTTCTTCTGGATGTTGCTAATATAACAGTATTTAAAGTACTAATATCTAAAGCTTCTGAACTCATACTATATGTTGAAAATATTATATCAGCACATTCAGCTTCATCTAGTTTCTTTTGTTTCATTCCTCCAACATATTTACTTGTCGTACCAATATTTAATTCATTTATTTTTTCAATCATATAATTAAGATGATCTAAACGATCACTTAATACTAATAATTTTCTATTTGTATCTTCTCTACATTGAATTATTAAATTACAAATAAATTGAGTACGTTCTTCTAATTCAATTAAATTAGATATCATTGTTGCTACTTGAGCTTCTTTAGTAATTTTATTAATAACTACTGTAAATTTATCATGTACCATTTTAAATTTATAAATATTTACTAAAATTTCTTGATTAATTTGAGGTTTTTCATAATATAACATATCACCAATATAATATTCGAAAACTTTTTCTAGTTTGTCATTTCTAAAAGGGGTGCCAGATAATCCAATCATATATGGAATAGATAGTTTTTTTAGAATTTTTGAAAACTTTTCAGCACTCAAATGATGACATTCATCGAAAATTAATGTACCAAAGTCATCAAATATATCATCAGGATAATCATCCTTTAAACTTAAACTTTGTAACATTCCAATAACAATATCTTTATCTTCTACATCAATATCTGGACCTTGAATTTTCCCAACTTTTGCATTAGGTAAAAATTCTTCAATTCTTTTTGTCCATTGATTTAATAAAAAAGTTTTATGAACAACTACCAATGTTTTTTTTTTTAAATCACTTATTAATTTACATGCAATAACTGTTTTACCACGTCCTGGTGGTAAGCTAATTGTCCCACCTTTTTGATCTTTAATCTTAGGCAAAACAGTATCAATAACTTTAATTTGATAATCTCTTAAATTTCCAGCAAAATCTAAATTAATATTTTTACTATTCATGAAATCTATTAAACTTGGTTTTCCAAAATTCGATAAACCATAAAATTTCGGAATACAAAGTTTTTCATTATTTTCAAAATATATTTTAAAAGATTTTGAAAATTTACCACGAGAACCTGGTATAAATGGTTTAACTTTAAGATCTTTTTTTATATCCTTTAATTTTTCTTCTGATATATTTTTTTTTGTTATGATATAACCTTGATTACATAATACTGAATTCATTTAAATTTATAATTAATTATACTTTAAATATTAAAAATTCAATTATTTTCTTATGAATAAAATATTCATATTATATATAATATAATATGAATATTTTAGAAAATCAATATATTTCTACTACATTAGCAGTTTTTTTAGTATTATACGGTAGTTTAGCAGCACCAAGATTACCCGAAGGACTCATAAAAATGTTTAGTAATCCTTTTTTTAGAATGACAGTTATTTTTATGATAGCATATACAACATCTAAAAATCATTCAATCGCATTAATTGCTACAGTAACTTTAGTTTTATTAATGCAAAATAATGCTGATAAACAAAATATTATAATTGTTGATGATTCAGAAGTACAAGAAAATGTTATGATCAATAATAATTCAGAAGTACAAAAAAATATTATGATTAATAATAATATCATATCTACAAGATCAAAAAAAAAACATATTAATTTAGAAGAAGATGAGAATAAAGATGAAGATCAAGTAATACAAATTTTAAATAAAAAAGTTTCTAAAAAAATACAAGGTGTTAAACCAAATGTTAAAAATAATATATCCACCCAAAAAAATATAATTACTGGAGTAACATCAAATAACCTAATAGGTTCAGAAATTGTAAATGTAATTCGTAATGACACAGAAGCATCTGAAATTGTAGCTGTTGAAGAAGAATTAAGAAAAATTCCACAAGTACCAGATGTACAAAATTCAGGTCTACCAGAACCTATAGATAATACTAAATTATACAATGTAAAACAAAATATTGACGAAAGTACTCCTCTAGATGAACAAATAAATGTAACTAAAGAATTACAATCAGATAAAGTTTTTATAAAAAGTACTAGAGGATTAGGTAATCTTGATAATAGTATAAAACCATCAGAATGTAAAGCATGTGACAGTTTTAAGCGTGATAATTATACAATAAACACATCTTCAATTATATTACCATATAATAAAAATAGTTTATTTAATTTTAATAATATATAAGTAATTTATCTTATTATATATAATGATAAATAAATTTTTTTTATTTGGAATATTATTTTTTTTTATTTATATTTTAAATAAAAAAAATATAGAAAACTTTACTTTACAATTTCCAAATCAAACTTTAAAATGCAAATGTGATTTAGATGATGATACATTAAAAGATAACAATGTAGATAATAACAATATTGTAGAGAATTTTACTAATTATGACAAGTCTGAACCTGAAGAAATCCCAAAAATTGATAGAATTTATAATATTTATAAAAGTCCTTATGATCAATCAGCAGAATCTTATTATACTGAAAATTATGCTTATCCAATAAAACCTTTAGATAAAATATTTAAATATGAAAGTAGCAATAGTCACAAATATAATAATATAGGTAAAAATACCGATAAATTACTTTCAAAATATAATAATAATAATTTAATTTCTTATAACTATAATTTAGGAATTAATTATGACATAAATAATCAATCATAAATTAATTATCTATGAATTAATTTTCTTTGAATATTATATGAAATATCCTATAATATTCAAAGGAATTGAAGAGTTTGGATTAAAAAATATCTATAGTTTAATCGAAAATTTTGATCAATTAGGAGGTGATATCAATCCTCGTTCTAATTTTAATGATAAATCATCATCTGATTTTGATATGATTAATAATACAATAGATCATTCAGAAGAAATAATTTATGATTCTGAATTTGAAGAACATTGTAAAGAATATGATAAATTACCACATATTCTTCCATGTAAAAAAAGAATTGTTTGTATAGGAGATATTCATGGAGATTATGAACTTACATTAGACTGTTTGAAACTTGCAAAAGTAATAAATGATGATTTAGATTGGATTGCAGAACCACCTGAAACTGTTATTGTACAAATAGGTGATCAAGTTGATAAATGTAGACCATTGATTGATAAAAAATGTGATAATCCAAAAACAACACCTTTTGACGAAGGTTCTGATATTAAAATATTAGAATTATTTACAAATTTACATAAGAAAGCAAATAAAGTAGGTGGGGCAGTTTATTCTATATTAGGTAATCATGAAATAATGAACGTTCAGGGTAATTTAAATTACGTTTCTTATGAAGGATTAAAACAATTTGAAAATGAAATAAATCCCAAAACAAACAAAAAATTTACATCAGGTAAAGAAGCAAGAGCATTTTTATTTAAAAGAGGTAATAAATATGCGAATTTTTTAGCTTGTACAAGACAGAGCGCATTAATTATTGGAAGTAATCTTTTTGTTCATGCAAGTATTGTACCTGAATTAGCTAAAAAATATAAAGTAAACGATATTAATATTCTAGTTAGAAAATGGTTATTAAATTTAATAAATGGTGATCTACCAGTCAAAGGTATTGGCAAAATTAGTGATATTCTAGTAAATTATAATATATCTCCTTTTTGGCCCAGAATTTTAGGAAATTTACCAGAAAATTTACCATTGGGAGATGAAGATTGTGAACAATATCTAACGAAAACATTAGAATTATATAATTGTAACAATATGATTGTAGGACATACACCCCAAGCATTTACCAAAAATCAATTAGGTATAAATGTTACATGTCGTCAAGAAGAAAATGATATAAGAAAGGGAGTATGGCGAATAGATGTCGGAGCTTCACAAGGATTTAATAATTTTAAAAATGCAGAAAAAATAAAAAAAATAACCCAACCACAGGTATTAGAAATATTAAATGATAATGAATTTAATATATTAACCAGTCAGACATTTTAATTTTTAATAACATTTTGTATAATTCCAATTAATTTCGAAAAACCACCTCCGTCCAAAATTAAATGTTTGGCTTTACACATATAAACAAAATCTCTGTCAACGTCTATTGATGATAATACATCAATTTTCAAAAAAGGAAATTTTAAAATAATCTCTTTAAATAAATTTGTTAATTTATTTATATTTTTTTGATGAACACTCTCTTTATATACGAATAAAGTTTTACCTTTACCACCATCCTTGTTTAAAGTATTATTACCATAATGAAAACACGTTACAAACATTATTTTTTTTATATTATATTTATTTATTGATTCTTGTATTAATTTTAAATATGGTTTATTCAAAAACCAAGGTAATACAGCTACATCTCCCGTTCTTAAATGAATAACTAACTCATCATTTTTGGGAACTAAATAATTTTTTTCAGTAATTTTTTTCTCAATGATATCAGAAAATATTAATCCTATTTTTTTTTGAGATGGTACAACGATATTGATATTATTTTTATCAATATATTCTTTCAAAATTGTATTATTAAATTCTTTATTATTTAAAATATTTTCTTGAGAATTTTTCCATTCATCATATTTTGGAGGCCAGCCCTTGTGAAATACTATATCTCCTAATCTATAATCTTTATTTGTCTTTAATAAACGTATTTTTTTTACAAGTTTATCTTCCATATTTAAAACAGATTCTGATTTAGGGACCGTAAGTGAGTCAGATAATTTTATCCAATAGCCTCTACCTATTTCTACATTATCTATAACATTATAATATCCTGAAGTATTATATGAATATAATGTTTGTTCAATATATTTACCTTGAAAATAAATTATAATTTCGTTTAAATTATAATTTTCGATGAATGAAATTAAATTCCATCCTTTATTGTATATTATTTCTTGCATATATTAAAAATAAATATATTTTAATATACGTGGTTAATATATATACATAAACATACAAAAAAAACTTTTATTATTTTTTTCTGCGTTTTAAATCAGTAAAGGTGTAAAAATTGAAATAACTATATTAAATATAATATAAATGATATAAATTATTCTAATTAATAATGGAAGAAGATATTATATATGTTTTACAAATCCCTATTGATGTAAAAGATAATTTATGTGAATTAATTAAAATTGGTTCAACAAAACATATAATATCTAGAATGAAGGCATATAAAACTGGACATTATAAATGTTGTTTAGTTTATTATTATAAAATTAATGTAAATTGTTATGAAGTTGATAATATGATTAAAAACAAATTTGATAACCTTCGAAATTGTAATAAAAATAATGAATCAGGAACTGAGATATATTATCACGATGATTTGACATTCGATGTAATAGAAAATTTTTTTAATGAAAATAATATAATATTTAAAAAATTTTGTAAAGATGATATTATTGATGAAATAAATAAACCATTAACAAAAAAAGATTTAAATAATAATTATGAAGGAGATTTAAATAATATTAATAATAATTTACATCTAAATATAGAACCTCGTGGCAAACATCAAATAGAATTATATAATAATCTTGATAAATTTAAAAAAGAAAAAATAGGTCAATTAATTTGGTGCTGTGGATTGGGTAAAACATTTATGTCATTAATGATGAGTTATAAATTAGGATGTAAAAAAATATTAATATGTGTTCCTTCAATATATATATTAAAACAATTTAAGAAATCTATAAAAGATGCTTTTGGTATAGAAGAACCAATATGCATACATAATGAAAGTGAGAATAAAGATGACCTTCAATTTTTAGGTAAGAATGATATAGTCATAGTATTATCAACATATCATTCTTGTAAAAAAGTATTAGACAAAACAAATAAAATAAATTTTAAATTTGATATTAAAATAGGAGATGAGACCCATCATTTAGTTACCTCACAAAGTGATGATGATAAATTTACATTTGATAAATTTCATAACATTAATTCAGAATATACATTATTTATGACGGCGACACAGAAAGAAATAATAAATAAATCAAACAATATATATACAATGTCAAATAAAGAACAATTTGGAGAAATTATAGATTCCAGAAATATAGCTTGGGCTATTGATAATGAATGTATAACAAATTATAATATTGTATGTATAATGAATAGTAATGATGAAATTGATACAGTCTATGAAAGTATCGATTTTAAATTAATTTCTAAAGACAATATTAAATGTAATAAAAAAGAATTATTTTTTGCTGCATATAATGCAGTAAAATGTATTAATGATGGATTAGTAACACACTTACTTGTTTATACAAATAGACAAGATACAGCAGATATTATAGAAAAGATTGTTAATATCTTACTTGATAAAAATATATTTGAAAATATTAATAAAGATATTTTATATAATAAAGCACTTTATAGTAATTTGAATATAAATTTAGAAGATGAAGTAAAAAATTTTAAAGATTTTACATTTGGAATAATTAGCTGTGTATATATTTTTGGTGAAGGTTTTGATTTACCAAAGTTAAATGGTGTTGTAATTGGTGAAAAGATGGCATCTGATATTAGAATTGTCCAATCATGTTTACGACCAAATAGAATCGAAAAAGATAATCCAAATAAAAAGGCATACATTATAATTCCAACAAATATTAGTTATGTTGATGATAAAATTAAATCTGTTTTAACAGAAATGATAAAAGAAGATGAAAATGTTATTCAAAAAATTAAATTTGTTAAATCAGGAAAAGGTAAAAAAATTTTAAAAGAATTATCTAATAAAGAAATTAATATTAATAATTGTAAAGAAACATTAGCAATACTTAAATTAAATCTATTTAATAATGGTTGTTTTGGTCAATCTTTGTCATTAGATGATGAATATAAATATCATAAAGAATTAATTAAAACTAAAAAATTTACAAGTATTAAAGAATATATGGATGAATCTTATTCAGATAAGATAGAAGATGCAGATACTCATTTTTATAAGATATGGACAAATTGGTTTGATTATTTATCAATAGATACATCAGAATGGATTAATAATAAAGATGACCTGATTAATTATTGCAAACAAAATAATATTAAAAATACTACTGATTATTATAAAGTACTAAAAGAATATATCTGTTTACCACCTGAACCTGAATATCTTTATAATAATTTTAGTAATTTAAATGATGAATTAGGATATAGTAATTATATATATAATTGAAATTAAATATTAATAAAAATAATAATAAAAATTTATATTATGTTAGAATTCATGTTTTTCTTAATATTATTTTTCTTAATATTATTTTTCTTAATATTATTAAGAGGAAAATCATCTTTAGTACCATCAGAATTTATAATAGGATCTTCATTAATTTGTTTATTAGATGTATCTTTAATTGCATTTTTTCTTAACTCTTCAATATATTGATTATATAATTGTTCTTGTTTTGGAATTTCTTCATTAAGACTATCAATTTCTTTAAACAATGGATTTAAACTATCTAATAGTTTTCTATCTATTGGGATTGTTATTTTAAATGATTTTAAAATAGATATAGATAAGTGTTTAAAAACAGAACCTGTCGTTAATTTTAATGCAGTATCTTTAAATCTGTGTGAATTTATATAGTGGAATAAGAAATTATTTGATATTTTAAAATTATTTAATCGAAAAGAACCTTTGAATATATAATTATTCCATTCTTTTGGAACTAACATACAATTACTATTTTCATTATATACTTCTTGAATTAATATATCTCCTTCTTTGACAGAAAATTTTTTACATATTTCAAATCCATCTTTATTAATATAATTCATATTATTATTTCCATTTAAGTTTTTACCTGTTATAAAACCATTATCTGATTTATCTACGTAATATTGTGTTAAATTTGTTCCTCCCAATGACGCCTTTAATTCACATAAATTATCTAATACTACATCTTCTGTCTCATTATTATCAAGCATTTTTTGAATGTCAGTTTGAACTTTTTTTTCTAAACTTTTAAGTTTTTCTTTACATTCAATAAGTCTATTATATGGTTTATTGATTTTATCAACCCAATATTTCATCTTTTGTTCTGTTTTTGGGATTGGTAATTGTAAATCTTTAAATAATTCAATATCTAATCCTTTTTGAATAGAACCAGTTGTAATACTATATATAATATCTTGATAATTTAGTAAAATATAATTTAAATATTCTTGATTAATTGTAGATATTAAACTTAATGCACCATCATTTAGATAAAAATCTTCTTCAATTAATCTTACACACTTTTTAGAAACAGCAAAACGACTCACAATTAATGTATGCTTATTTCTATTTTTCTTTGATGTATAAAATGTAATATCTCCACCACCATAAACAGGAAATTTAATTTCAGAATCTTTTAATACTCCATCATTAGATTTAGTAATTCTTTTACCAAAATTAATCTCACAAATATCACCTAATCTAACCATTTCATAACCATCATTAGGAACTAAAACAATTTTATTATATTTTTTATAATTTAGTGTATATTCATTTTCTACTAATTGATTATATGTAGCACTAGAAATATGTTTATCATATACATTTACAATTCTATCTTTGAAGGTTTTCATTTCATAAATACCATCTTCTTTTTCTTCTACTGTTGTCTTTTTCTCTTTATCAATAAGAAAATCATAAAATTCAATTTGTTCTGTTTTACCAGTATTACTAAACATAATAATACTTGTTTTTGTAGTTGTATTCTCAAATTGAGACGCATCTATACTTACTACTTTTGTAACATTAAAGTTTTCAATTAGATGTTCTCTAATATGACCATATTTACTATCAAAAAATATACCTTCTTTAAGAACACCTACTGCTGTTCCTCCCTTTTCTAACATATTCATCATCATTAGAAATGAAACTGCTTCTTTGTCTTTACATTTACTACCATCCATCTTATTATCCTTAGCATATTGTTGAAATCTATTGGATGAATTAGATAACATAACTGTTTGACATCTGAATTGTTCATCAATTTCTGTAAGTTTTTTAACAACTTCTGTAAATTGTTTAATTTTATTTTTTTCAATTGATGTTAATTTAAGTTTTGAAACTTGTTTCATATTTTTAATTTTGTATTTCTCTTTGAAATATTGTTCAATTTCTTTCTTAATCATTTGCATAATTTCTACTTGCTCTGTCTTTTCAATCTTATCTCCTCCATATGGAGGATTCGTACAAATATAATGATATTTTTTATTTTCAGAATTTTCTAAAAATTCATCCTGAAAAGAATTTCTAGTTCCAATATTATTATCTGGAAATTCACCTGTTAAACAATAATATTCAAGTTTAGCATATTTAACAACATCTAAATTCATATCATAATGATACACTTTATTAAGATTATCTTTCCAATTTGGTTTACAATTATCATTTAAATAATTCATATAACCAAGTGTAAATCCACCAGAACCACCAAACATATCAATGAATGTCCTTACATTTCCATTATCATCTAATGTTGGTTTTAGTAATTTTTCATAAATATAATTTGTAATATATCTATCTGTAAAATAAGCTCCTAGTTCAGAAATTGCAGTAGCATCTCTACCTATAAAATATTCATAAATTTTACCAGTTAATTGAAAATTTGATTCTTCGATTGTAACTAATTTTTCAATCATTTCTATTAATATTTTAATTGTATTTGCTCGAATAGTTTCCGGAATCGGAGTAAATAATAAATCTTTAATCTTTTTCTCCTGATATAATGCAGGAAGAACTGTACATAGAAGATTATGTAAACCTATTTGATTATTAGAAATAAATTCTTTTTTTATTTCAGAAAATTTACAACAATTTGGTAAATCGGTTTTATCAAAATGTTCATTATCCTCTATCTTTTTTAATCCGTAAAATAAATTGAATAGTTTTAAAGCACCCATACCATAACCAGCACCTTTATTTCTTAAAAAATTATGAATACTATGAACCATATCTCTAAGTGTATCTTTGTTACTATATGATTGATTTACATCTGGCATTTCGTCAGTATCTAATTCATTTTCTGAATTAGATATTTCAATTTCTTCTTTTTTAACACAACTTAAATTTTTAATAATCTTAACAATTTTGGAGGTTTTATATTCTCTTTTTAACTCTTCTTTACTTAATTTTTCTAATTCTAATTCTTTAATTTTACATTCTTGTTTAAAAATAGTTGATTTAAGATGTTTATCAATATGACTTTTTTGATTAAATGTTTTCCCTGTTATTTCACACAAATATTCTGTATATGATGACATAGTAATTATATATATATATATATATATAATTGACAACATTTGTTTAAATCAATTTTTTAACTCAAAAAGAGTTAAAAAAGAATATCGATAACAATTGGATAACTTTTTAATATTTATTATATTTAATAAAAATATTATTATTAAATATATTCAAAACAACAATTAATTTTTATCATTTTTTAGAATATATACTTCTAAATAATATAAATTATTATTTTATACATTCTATTAGAATTATCGAGTATAACTCTAAAATATGCAATTTTGTTAATTATTACGTCTTGTTATAATAAAAATATTATATTTATATATCATATTATCCTTTACAATATGTTATATGAAAAAAAATATTATTTATTAGTTAAATAATATTATTATTATTAGTTGTTAAATAATTATTTATTTAAATGTTTTTTTGTTATTTGCAAAGCTTCAATATATGTAGTTCCTTCATCTTTAACATAAGGCTTTCCTAAAGCCTTGCTCATGTATTCTTTTAATTTTTTCATAGCTTGAGGATAATTAATACTATCTTTTTTAGTAATCATTTTAATTACTTCTACTTGTAAAGCAGCATGTGCTGGAGCAGATCTTTTTGCTTTTTTAGAACTTTTTTTCGATACTTTCTTTGATGATTTCTTTGATACTTTTTTAGATGCCTTTTTTGGAGCTTTCTTGGATGCTTTCTTAGATGCTTTCTTTGATGATTTCTTAGATGCTTTCTTAGATGCTTTCTTAGATGATTTCTTGGATGCTTTCTTTTTACCTCCAGTTAATTTTTTACTTACTTTCTTTTTAGAAGATTTTTTACTTGTTTTTTTACTTACTTTCTTTTTGGAAGATTTTTTACTTTCTTTCTTTTTAGAAGATCTTTTTGCCTTTTTACTTGTTTTTTTAGATGATTTTTTAGATGATTTTTTAGAAACTTTTTTAGATGATTTTTTAGATGATTTTTTCTTTTTTCCTCCACCTATCATTTTTTTACTAGATTTTTTAGATGTTTTCTTTTTAGAAGATAATTTTTTTGATACTTTCTTTTTAGAAGACACCTTTTTTGATACTTTCTTTTTAGAAGATGTTTTTTTAGCAGATGTTTTTTTAGCAGATGTTTTTTTAGAAGATCTTTTTGCCTTTTTACTTGTTTTTTTACTAGATTTTTTACTAGATTTTTTACTAGATTTTTTACTAGTTTTTTTACTTTTTTTACTTTTTTTCTTTTTTCCATCTTCTGTTACATCGACCTGTTTTTTTTTTCCTCCTCCGTCTTGATCAGCTTCTTTGAAGATTTCTCTTAATTTACTTTCTAATTCAGTTGTAGAAGTTGCAGATTCTACTTCTGAAACTGAAGTAGAATTTCCTCCTTTTTTAGGAATATCAACAACAGATAACCATTGTGGTAATGATGTATTAGATACATTTTCAGTATCTAAAAAATCAGATACATTACTATTTTTGTTTGTTTTCTTTAAAAAAATATCAGACATTATATTATATATATGTCTGATATTTTTTTTTATTTTTAAACAAATAAATTGAATTTATTAAGTTATTTAAACATAACTATACTATTTTAAATAAATGGGTGTTCCAGGGTTTTTTCTTTGGCTTTTAAAAAAATATAAGAACCGTCACTTTATACTTAATCAAAACAATAATTTAGGTACTATAGATTCATTATTAATAGATACAAATTGTTTATTGCATCCCCAATGTTTTAAGATATTAGCAGAAAATTGTAAATTAAAAGACCATGATGAATTAGAAAGAAAAATGATTAATGCTTGTATCGAATATTTAGATTATATGATTAAATATTGTGATCCAAAAAAAGAAATTTATATTGCAATAGATGGTGTTGCTCCAGTAGCAAAAATTAAACAACAACGACAAAGAAGATTTAAATCAGTAAATGATAGAGTATTATTTGATAATATAAAAAAAAAACATAATAAAGAAATAAGTACATTTTGGAATAATTCCGCAATTACACCAGGTACAGAATTTATGTTAAAATTAACAAAAAGAATAACAGAGTATTGTAAATCAATAAAATTTAAAGGAAAGGTTTTATTTTCAACAGCAAATACACCAAGTGAAGGAGAACATAAACTATTACAACATATTAAAAAAACAAATAATAATAACTATACGTATGTAATTTATGGTTTAGATGCAGATTTAATATTTTTAGCATTAGCGGCTAATCGTAAAAATATATATTTATTAAGAGAAGCACAAGAATTTGCTAATAATTCCGAAAAAACAAATGTTACAAAATTAAATTATATTAGTATTGATATTTTAAAAGAATGTATTATTGATGAAATAAAAGAGCAATTATGCGATGATTTAATTGAAAGAGATAAGAAAATAGATGAAGAACGTATTATAAGAGATTTTATTTTTATTTGTTATTTTTTAGGTAATGATTTTCTACCACATATACCTTCTATTGATATCAAATGTTATAATAAAAAATGTATTAATGGATTAGATTTATTACTACAAGGATATATTAATACTTTTGATAATTTAGAGGATTATATTATAAGAATTAATGAAAATAATGATATTAGTTATAATGACGTTTTTTTACAGATGTTTATAGACTATTTAGCATCATTCGAAGATGAGTTTTTTATGAATATGTATAATACAAAAAAAAATTATAGAAAATCGAATGATTTAGATGCATATGAAAGTGAGAAATTTAAAATAGAGAATTTACAATTTAAGATAAATGATGACATTGAATTAGGGAAAGATGATAGTAATGATTATAAATTTAGATATTATAAAAAAAATTATTTAACTGAGATAAATCAACATGAAATAGTAAAGTTTGCTTCTTATAAATATTTAGAAGGATTATTATGGGTAGCTAACTATTATTTTAAGGATTGTCCATCATGGGAATGGTATTATCCTTATGATCATGCACCATTTATAAGTGATTTAGCTGATAATTTCAAACGATTTAATATAGATGAAATAAAATTTAATATAGGTGAACCATTAAAACCGATAGAACAATTATTTTGTGTGTTACCTAAACAATCAGATTACTTATTACCTTCAGATTTAAAATGGTTAATGAATAATACTAAATCACCAATAATACATTTATATCCAGATAATTTTGAAATTGATCTTTTATATAAAACAAAATATTGGCAAGGTATAGCAATATTACCAGATTTAGAAATAGGAAATATAAAAAATGTATTGAGTCAACATGCTAATTACAATGATGAAAAAAATAGATTGAAAGATGTATTAATATTTGAAACCATTTAGAATTTTTAAATACGCCCCACTCTAAATATAAAAAAATAATAATATTATTTAACTACATAAATAATATTATCTATATTTATTTTCTTTTATTAATTAAATGACAAAAAAGTTTGTAAATTTACCTCAAAATTATAAAAATGTATTAGATGGTATAAAAAAGATATTCACTATAGAAATATTAAAAGAGTTAGCAAGTAATAATATAAGTTATAAAGATATATTAAAATTACATAATGCTATAGAGAAAATATGTATTGAAAATAAATGTAATTCTTATGATCTTAATAAAATGATTAATTATTATGATAAACAAAATTCTATTATTGAAATTCTGAAAAAAATATCAAGTTTAAGAAATAAATATATTGTTTATTATGCAAAAAAATCTGATTTATGGAATCAAAATTTAAATGAAATTAAAAATAAATATAAAAAAATAAGTGGAAAAAACATCAATTTAGATAAAATTGAACATGCATTTGTAAAAATATTAAAAAAATATAAATATGATTGGGATGGGTTATGGTCTATGATTGAAATTACAAAAAATGGTAATATATTAAAGGTAAATTTATTTGATATAGATGATTTCAATGAATTATGTTTAATTTTAAATAAATAGATAAGTAATGAACGATAGTATTTTTTTAATTTTATTATTATTTTTTATCATAAAGTATTATGATAAAAGTAATAATGATATTTATAAATTAAAAAAAATATATAAAACAAAGTTATTTAATTTCAATACATTAAATTATAAATATTATAATTTATTTACACGAATTCAAATTATACCAAGATCTTCGTCTAGTTTTATTTCTTTATTAGATAAATTTAAAATAACAAATAAAGATGTGTTTTTAGATATAGGATGCGGCGATGGTTATAATTTATTATATATAAATTATTTTTATAAATTTAAAAAAATAATAGGTATTGAAATAGATAATAATATTTTTGAAATATGTAAATATAATATAAATTTAATAAATTCAAATAAAATAGATATTCATAATATTGATGCAATAAAATATAAAATTTCAGGAGATGTAAATTTTATTTATTTATATAATCCATTTGCTAAAGATTATTCTCAAAACAATATAGATATCAAAGAGCTAAATCATTATAAAAAATTAATTTTAAATATTATTTTTTCTTATAATAATAAAAAAAGAAAAATTAATATTATTTTTGTGAATATAATTCCAATTAATGATAAAAGAAAAGAAATATTAAAATTATTTATATCAAATTTTAATTTATTAGAATTTGGTAAAATTAAATTAAATATATTTCAGAATGTTACATATGCAATTTTCCAATTACATTAAATTCTATCTTCTTTTGGTCTTAATTTATTAAAAAAAACATCTGTTTTTAAAATTTCATCTGGTGTAGTAAATTCTTCATTAACTAATAATCTGCCTCTTTCTGCAATTTTATCTCCTTCTTTATATTCGTCTGGTACAACTCTATTAACAAAGTCTTTTATTTGTTTACTAATTTCAGGAACTTCCCAGAATTCAGGGAAAAATCCTTTTTTAGTAAATGTATTTAAAAAATAATGAATATCATAATATCTATTTTTATTAGAATTTACATTTATTCTATCTGTCCATTCTGCATTAACTTTTGTATTTTCAACAATTCCAGCTATACATGCAAAATCATAATCCCATATTTTTATTTGAATTCCAATATTTGGTAAAATATACACTTTACCATTTATTTTATATTTAAATTTATTATTTTTATTTCTGCTTTCAATATTTTGAATTAATATATTATTTGCTTTTAAATCATTATGTCTAAATCCTGGATATTTTGCTTGTATAACAGCTAATACTGATAATATTTGAAATATTATTACTCGCCATTCTCTTAATGTTAGTTTTTTATAATTTTCTCTAACATATTCTAATAAATCTCCACCATCTGCCCATTCACTTATTAAAACTGAAACTTCATTATGTAAATCTCCTTTTTTATATCTTTTTATAAATTGAGTATATTTTTTATTATCTACAATGCCGTTTTTCCCTAATACTAAAAATGGCTTTATATTAGTATTAAATGTACCTATTGGTAATACTAAATGTGGGCTTTGATTATTAATTACAAAATAACTTAACACCTTTAACATCATTAATTCGGCATTTTCGGGTCTTCTGATATCATTTAAATCACCATAATTTTCTCTTTTTGGATATGCAACAATTTTTACTGCAAAATTCGGTTCATTGGGTTTAGAGGGATCAAAACCTCTAAATGTATGACCTGATGTACCACTCTTAATATATACCAATTTACCCCCTATTTTATTTATTACATCACTGAAATCTAAAACTTTTTTATTTAAAACACATCTAGTATCAACATCATTTGAATTATTAAGAAATGAATCAGTGTCATTACAGTCTAAATCAATTAATGATTTTAAATTATTACCTTTTAGAATTTGTTTTATAATATCCGTTCTTGATTGATTATAATGACTCATATATTATGTATCTAAAAATTTTATTTAATATATATTTAAATGTATTAAATAATTAATACATTTAATACATTTAAAAAAACAAATTAATTATTTTTTTTATATAAATTTATAGATAAATTTATATAATTTTGCATTGCAATTTCTTTATTCATTCCTTTAATAGAATTCCATGCTTGCCATTTTGCATTTTCTTTAAAATACAACTTATTAGGTTCTTCTGAATTAATATTACCAAATTTTGCTTGTTTATAGTATTTATAAATATTCAATAATTCTGCATTGTCGGGTCGTATTTTTAAATTGTTAATAATATTAACAGAAGTATTAAAACTTTCTTGTAAAACATCCATTAAATATAAATTCATATTATTTTTAATAAAAAATCTTAATCTAATAATATTAATAATCTTGTTAAAAAATAAGTAAAAATTGATAAAACTATAGATAATATTTGAATATTTAAAATTGTTTTATTTTTCCCACAACCAAAACTTTTAAATAAACATTTTTTTCCATCATTATAAAATAAAAATTCTGGTTTAATTAAATATATTAGAATCATAATAATTAAATATACATAAAATGAATTTAATATACAATCATTCATTATTTATACAATTATAAATCAAAAAAACTTTCAGCTTCTTCTGTATTTATATCTGAATATGTAGTTTCTTCTTCTGAATTATTTGGTAAAATAGTTTCATTTATATTATTTGTTTCTTTATTATTTATATTATTTTTATTAATTATGATTTTATTTGATAATGATTCTGTAAATAAATATTGTTTATTATTTTTATAATAATTACTACCAGGTAAATAATCTCCTTCAATTCCTATAATATTTAATGTATTTAAATGTAATTTTTCATCATCTATTTTCCTAATTGAAATTATTTCAACATCTATTATTAAATTATTTTCATTAGAAGAATTTTTATATTCTTGTTTATTATATTTATAACTTTTATTATTTTTTATTTTATATTCACATATCATTTTAAATGTAACTTTCACTTCATCATCTATTTCTACTTTACCAATTTCATCTAATTTAATTAAATTTAATTCATGGTCTTTTTGTAAATCTTTATTAATAGCTTCTAATAAAAAATTGGTAATAGGTTCAATTTTTTTTCCGTCCATGGAATTTGTAATTATTGGTCTATTTGCATAATTAAATGTATAATGTTTATCATCTTTATCATTTGCATTATATTTAACATTTTTTAAGACATCTCTTAAAAAAATTAATCTATCATCATTGATATTATTATCAAAATTATTAACTTCAACTTTAACTTGATTCGATATTGGATAATATGGACTAAATAATACTTCAAAATGTTCTTTTTTATAATATTTCTTCATATAAATTATTATAATTATTGTAATTAATATAACAATTATTGTATTATCTAAATTTTTCATATATATATATATATATATATGAAAAATTTAACATATAAACATAATTAATTATTAAATTAATTTTAATAAACGAATCACTACTAAATAATACCTAATTATCATCATCATCATATCCTACTTGATCATCGTCTAATGCATCTGTTTTTTCATCATCGTCATATTGTTGTTGTATTATAGTTTCTTGTTGTTCATCGCTTAATTCTTCTTTTAATTCATTCTCATTATAGACCATAGTTTCTCTAATTTCTTCAACTAATTCTGCATCTAATAAATAATTATATCTAATTAATTCAAATTTAGTATATTGTTCATAATTTTGATAATAAAAAAACTCTAAACTATATAATATAAAATAAATTAGATTAGTTTGAATATATTTATTATTATTTAATGTTAATAATATTAATAGTTCTGATATTAAATAATTAATTAATTTTTCATGTAATTTTGTTGATTGAATTAATTGAAATTTGCTAATATTAACTAAATTATTATTATTTTCTATATTATCAAATTCCAAATTTAAGACTAAATCAATATTATCAAAAATGGTTTTATTACTATCAGTTAGTATAATATTATCTATTTTATTTATATAATTTTTAATAATAGGATTTAATGAGTCATTATTTAACTTAAATTTGATTTGATATACAAATAGTTTATATTGTCTAATATATTGTTTTAAATTATTTACACTTTTTCTAATTTCATTATTTAATTCTTTTTTATTATTAAATAAATAAATATTTTTTTTAAATCCCAATGTTGTAAAAATTTCTTTAATTGAAGGAATATATTCACTATATATATTAAAACTCCTCATATCAGTAAATTTTCTTGATGATTGTTTATATCCTAAATAATGCAATGTATAATAATTAAAAATTAATTTAATATCATTTGATGCATCAAAAATTTCATAAATTTTTGAATCCAATTCTTTATCATTTTTAATATTGAGTTTATTATCATCAAGTTGTATACTAAATTCTTTATTTAATGGATTTGCTAAATAATCATATTTTAATTTTATTTTTGTTTGAATTAAATTATATTCTATGTGATGTAATTTAATATTATTTCCAATAATTTTTTGAATAATATTTAAAATGTTATTAATATTATCTGTTTTAATATCTATCTTTCTAGATTTATTTTTAAAATCTATTATATGTTCTGAAATCTCTTTATTATTTTTATTATTTCTTTTATTTTTTTTTTTAATATTTTTTTTATTTTTTATCTTTTCATTATAATATTTTTCATTATATTTTGCAGCATTTTCATAACTTATTTTTTGTGATCGAATTTTTCCATCATTATTATATAACTGGGCTAATTTAATAAAATTATCCTTAATATATATTTTCTCTAAATTTATTATTTCTTTTTTTAATATTTCATTCGATTCTGGATGAATATATTTTGATTTAAGTGAATATACTGGTCTATATATAAAATCATTAATTTCATCTTTAAAAAGTTGTATATCACCACTTAATAAAATATTAGAAATTTTACTTTTTATTATTTGTATTTTATTAGTATTAATATTAATTGAAATTTTTTTATTTTCTTTTTCTTCAATTGCATCTAATATTTTTTTATTTTTAAATAAATTATTTATTTTATTAAATATTTTAGATGCAATAACTTCATATATAAAATTACTATCTTTATTAGAGAAAACTTCAATTAAACTATTCATTAAATCAATTAATGTATGAATTATACTTTTTTGTTTAGTAGAAATATTTATTTTATCAAGAGTTGTCATATACCAAATATTATATTTTGAAATCATACAAGAAATATAATAAAGTATATAACAAAAAGTATCAAGATCTTTAACATTTATTACATCGTTTGTATTATTAATTTTTAATTTAAGTTTATCAAATAATAAATGTCCAAATTTTTTATATAATAAAAAATTACATGTTTTATCAAATTCGAACATATTTATTTGACTATCATTTAAATCAATTATCATAAAAAATAAAATATAAGCAATAATATTATTTATTTTTATTTTTTTAAATTTATCAACTTCTTTACTAGAAAATTTAAATATATCATCTGATAATGCAAAAATAAAAAAAAACGTATAATCTGGTGATATATTATAATTTTGAGAAGCTTTAATTTCACGATCTCTTTTACTCATATTTTTTACTTTTAAAGTTTTATTATGAATAGTAATAATATCAATTACTTGTTTTATTATATCTTGTCTTCTTAATTTATGAATTTGTTCATTTCCAACATAAAAATTAAAATTAGTAATTTGAGCAATTCTTTCAACTAATTTATCAATATTTTTTATTAATAAAGAATATTTTGAATATTCTTTTATTTCATTTAAATTTTTGGATGTTGTTAAAATAATATCAATTCCTGATATTCCTCCTTCATAAGGATTTGATAAATAATTTTGTATATCAACAAGTTGCTTACAACTTTTACAAATATAAACATTATCATTATTGGTAATAACATATTTTTTTATAAACCCATATAATAATTCTGTATGTTTGTTAGGATCTTGATTTCGCAACATTGATAGATTTATCCAATCAATAGTATGTTGACATTCTCTATTATCATTATCTATTTCTATTATTTCATCTTTATTTTCATAAGGTATTGTAAAAATAGGAATATCTTTAAATTTATTAGTATCAATAGGTAGTTTATAGGTTTTCCCTATAATACCATAAATTGTATTTTCCATTTTATCTTTCTGATCATTATTAGTTGGTAATAAACTTATTATTTTTTTATTAATATTATTATATTGAACACTATATTTTGGAATTTTTAACAATTTTTTTTGATAATAATTATTAATATAATTTGAATAATAGATATCTAATTTATCATATTTTTCTAATTTATTTATAATCTTCAAATATACTGCTTCAATTGAATAATCATATGACTTTGAAACTAATATATTAATTAAATCTTCACTTTTTTCATATGTATCTTGACTGAATATATCTTTATCTGAATCAAATAACCAATAATAATTTGTTTTATTATTATTATTAATTTTATTTAATAATATATTTTTTGTACTTTCAAAACCATTATTATTTATAGTTCGAATATCTTTAATATCTTTGAAACTTAAATCATATATATTTGAAGAATTATCTAAAACTAATACACCAACTATATTCGCTTTATTATTTTTACTAATAGTTTTTATATCTAATTTTATATTTTTATTTGTCAAAGTTTTATCTTTTAAACTCTCTATTCCTGCATATCTTACAACTGTTAATGTATTTTTTGGTTTATATGTAAAACCATCATCCTTGAAATCTTTAAAATTTACATAAGAACTTTTTCTCAAATCAATCAAATCACGATAAAATTCATTTGATTCAATTGCCATTTTTCCTTGATTTTTTAATTTATTAATAATATTTAATTCTTCTATTTCATTATAAATAATTGCTTTTTTATAAATTAACGGTTTATAAAAATTTTTTTCTAAATCTTTTAATAATTCTTTATTATTACGAGTTTTTTTTGCATAATAGTCTTTTAATTTTTCTATTTTACTTATTATATATCTAATTTTTGTTTGATCTATTATATTTTCTCTTTCTGATTTTTTGATTTGAGTAGAGTTTTTTTCATATTTTTCTGTAATTTTATGATATCTTAAAAAATCATCAGTAATAGGAATTAATAATTTTGAATTAAAAATATCTGTTATTTTATTATAATTTGTTTTTTTAAAATTAATTATACTCTCATAATTTTCATAAAATTGTAATATTTCATTTGCAAGATTACTTTTTATTTCATTATTATCTAAAATATTTTCAATATTATTATAATCTAATAGTTTTAATTTTGGTAAAACTATTTCTATTATTTTCTCATCTTCAATATCATAATTTATTAAATTAAATATTTTTTTCCTATATCTTTTTCTATAAAATAATGTAAAAACAACTAATTTTATTAAATTATGTTTATTTAATTTTGTATTATCACCTTTCAAATTTCTAATTGTATTTTCATATCCAAATTTATTTAATAAATCAACTGCATTTTTATATTTTATATTTATTTTATAAAGTTCTAGTAATTTTTCTTTATTTTCTTCATTTAAAACAATTAATAAAGATTCAATATCTTCATTTAATGTTAGTATATCACCTAAATCTTCACTATCTAATATTTTAGATTTAATTAATATTGTTTTAATATTTTTGATATCATCATTCAAAAATGATCCACATATCAAATATGCATTAATTATATTATTTGTAATACAAATAATTTGTTTTTGTCTTTCTATATCTTTAGTTAAATTTGAGATATTATTTAAATATTTGTTATTTTTATTAATATTTAATTCTAGATATTTACTATTAATTTTAGTTATATCTATATTATTAAATACTTCGTCTAAAATCTTATCAATTAAAATATCATATTCATTAATAAACATTTATTATATAATACATTAGAAATTTCATTTTAATACTAAATTAAAAAAATTAAAAATTGAATTATCAATAAATAAAGATTTAAACATATATAATTTATATATTAAAATGGATAATTATCAAGAATTACATTTACAAATTAATAACTTGATTTCATCATTAGAAAATAAAACTTATGATGATTTTAAGACCGCATTAAATACTAAAATTAAAAAAATTAATATTAAAGATAACGACGATTCCAACTTAGTTATAATTTCAAATAATTATACAAAAAAAATTAATACACTTTCTGAATTAGAAAAAGAATGTAGATCATTAATTATTGATAAAACAACTCTTAAAATTATATGTTATACATACGATGATATTTATTATAATCAAGATGCAAAAAATTACTTTTTAAAAAATAATATTAAAGAATATGATATTCAAGAATGTTTTGAAGGTACACTACTATCTATATTTTATTATAATGATAAATGGTTTATGTCTACTAGACAATGTTTAGATGCAAAAAAATCTTTATGGTCTAGTAATAAATCTTATTATGATTTATTTTTAGAATGTATTAATTTAAGTTTTGAAGATTTTACTAATCATCTGAAACCAGAATATAATTATTTTTTTGTTTTACTACATCATGAAAATAAGAATATTGTAGATTATTCAGATTATTTTAAGAATGCAAATTATAAAGAAATCGTACATATTTTAACTAGAAATCAAAATACATTAAGTGAAATTGATTTACGAGATAATAGTCAATGGAATATTAATCCAAATATTAAAACTCCTATTCGTTTTAATTCCAATAAAGATTCAGAAAGTATAGAAACAGAGAGTTTGACTAATTTTATTAATAATAATGATTCATTGACAATAAATACTCCCGAAAAATATATTAACTTCGATATTTTAGATGATATTAATAAACAATTAAATCTAACTCTACCTGTTCAATGTGAAGGTTTAGTAGTTAGAGTAAAAGATCAAAAAACTGGTAAATTAGTAATTATGAAATTTCAAACAAATTCGTATCAGTTTATGAGTATAATAAGACCTAATAATAATAATATTTATAGTAGTTTTATTGAATTATATCAGCAGGATTTATTAAATAAACATTTAGAATATTTTCCTGGTAATTCTGAATTACAACTAGAAGAGTGTAATGAGAAATATGATACTATTGGTGTTATAGACGCGGTATTTAAAGTTTTAACAAGTGAATTACTAGAAATATTTAAGTCGATGTACAATTTAAAAGATGGTACTCATAAACCTAAAAGTTATTATAATATTTTACCAAAAGAATATACTGTAGTTTTATACAAGATTCGAGGTATCTTTTTTAGAAAAAAAGATAGAAATGTTAAAAAATATGACGACAACGATGAATCATTTTATAGTAATGGACTCAAAATTTTTGATATTTATAGTCTTTTAAAAAAAAAATATGAATCAAAAGATTTATTCAAATTATTAAAAGCCAGAAAAAATATGATGTTTAAATATCAAAATGACAATTCGGATGAAGCAGAATTTTTTAATAATGCATCTCATCGATGCGACAAGGTATCAATTAAAATGATGTCATTTATCTTAAATGAAATGTTTTCAGATGGTAATAATTTGAATGTATATAAAAAATATAATGTCAAAAAAACAATGAAAGATGCAGAATACATTCATAGTATCTAAATTTATTATTATTATATAAAAATTAAAAATATATTTAAAATATATTTTTAATTTTATTAAAAATTAAAAATTAACAAAAATAATTTAGCATATTTTATTTTTGTTTTTAAGTTCATTTATTTCTTTTTGTTGATATTTAATACCTTCAATTAACATAGGAATAATATTATCATATTTTACGCCTTTATATTTATTATTATTATCTACTAAATCTGGATCTATAGGTTCTATTTGTTGAGCAATAACACCTTTATCTTTATTATGTGTTATTTTATTTGTATATTCATATCCATTAAATTTCATTAATTTATTTATATTTTCTTGTGGATTGATTAATTTAATATTTTCTTTTAATCTTATATCTGAAAAATTTATTTGACTGAATGTTCTTATTTGATCTGATTGTAATTTAGCTGTTTTTATCATATTTGTTTGAATACCTTTTATATCACCTTCTCCTTTTCCTTCAACAATTAAATTATCTTGTATTATTAGAGCTCCTTTTGTAATTTTAGTATCCATTAATTCTTCCCCATTATTTATTATTTTATTATTATCATATGTTACTACTGTCTCTCCTTTATTATCTTTTGAAAAAAATTTAATACCATTATTCGTTTGTACCTGTTGAGTATTGATACGTGTCCATAATTCATCAGATTTCTCTTCTCCCCAATACGATTTACCTGTATGATATGTATTACCTTGAAATAATGCATCGTTATCAATTTGTAATCCTATATTATTTTCATCATTTTTTTTTGGACCAGTCATTGTAACAGTATCTTGAAAATTCATTGGACCAATAAATTCTATTCCTTCTCGTGTAAAAGATAATAATGTTGATGTACTATTATTTACATTTAATTTGTTGCCATAAAAATTTATATTTGACGCATCTGGACCACCACCTACTAATTCAATACCTTGATTTATACTCTCAAACGTATCTCTATTACCTTCGTTTTTATTCAAATTAATTTGTACAGATGCATCTGAACCTCCTGTTAAACGCACATCTTTACTAAATCGCGCATGTTCTCCTACGTCTAAAGCGAAATTTTTATTTGGAGTATTTGATCCAATTCCTATACCAGTAGACCCATCTTTAGTAACTAAACTGTATTTATCACTTTTATTATCATAAAAATATAAACCCAAATCTCCTAATCCCATCGTCCAATCTTGATTACTTTTACTATCTTTTAATTTTAATCCAGAAGTACCTGTTTGTGCTGTATTTTCTATTGTTACGGGTCTATCTCCTTTAATATGTAAATTATTTTGAGGATTGGAACCTTGCATATTCACTCCGACATATCCACTTTTGTCATTTAATAAAGTATAGCTACCATCATCGTTAATATAAGTTTTACCTTTACTATTCTTATTTATATATAAATTACCTGGATTTATACCTCCTTCATCTGCATTTGCTGTATCTATATATAAATCCCCATAAGTTGTATACATCCCTGCTTCACCAGTTTCATTATTTTTACCACCTAATATTAAGGCCTTGTTTCCAGAACTATTCGGACCAACCTTAACATACGAATCATCCCTGAATCTAGCAATTATATTTTTAGGAGTTTGACATTGATTTTCAGTAACACACCATAAACTTCTTGATATTAATTCACTTTCTGTTATTCCTTCACCAGGAGGACCTTCTATTCCGGCTGGACCTTCACTACCTCTTAAACCTCTATCACCTCTTAATCCTCTTATTCCAGCCTCTCCTAGTTCTCCTTGAGGGCCTTCAAAAAAATGTTCTATGTTTTGGTTTAATTCTAAATTATTTTCATTAAAAAAATTTTTCATAATATTTTCTTTATTAGGATGTAATATAAAATCTAAGTTATTAGACATTATAATAATTTAGATTTTATATTTAACTAATATAAAATATAAAATCTAAATTATTATATTTTATATTAGTTAAATGTCGGTATAATCCATGATATAAATTAACTATAAAATGGATAATTTTTTAAACTTTTATCTTTTGAATTTTGTCTTTCTCCATCAAGATAATATATATCTATATTCTCATCTCTATATTCTATATTTTCGTTAGTTTTTTCTATAGATATTTTACCATCTTTACCTGGCATTGGAGCACAACATATTTGATATTTTCTATTATATTGATATCTAGTTTCCACATCATTTGTTCTTAACTCTCTTGGTTGTGTTTTACAACCAGAAATAAAACTGTGCCAACTACATTTTTTTGGAGGGTAATGCCACCATTTTGATTCTATTTTAAGTTCTGGATAATAAAAACTTCTTAATCCTATTATTGCACCATTATTAGGACATCTATTCTTATTTTTATCTTCTAAATCCATAGAAGTAGAAACATCTTGCCAACATTTTTCATCTGAAAAAATATCAGTATTCATAGTTATATTATTTCTAGAACCTGACATACCACTTTCACCTTTAGCACCTTTATTACCCTTTTGCCCATTTGGACCTGTATTACCTTTTAATCCTATTTTACCACGAGCTCCTGTTGGTCCTTTTAATCCCTCATCTCCTTGAATTCCCATGCCCCCTTTTATTCCTTTAGGTCCTTGTTTCCCAACTGCTCCCTGTTTTCCTGGTAATCCAATATCACCTTTGTTTCCTCTTGGGCCTTGAATACCCGTAGATCCTTGTAATCCATCTGGACCGATTTTACCTTTTAAACCTCGAAGTCCAAAATCTCCTGTTTGACCAATAAACCCAATATCCCCCTTTTCACCAGTAGTTCCTTTTAATATATCAGTAAATGGTTCAATATTATCTAAATAATAATAATTTTTAAATTTCATTATATTATATTTATATAATAAATATAATATAATATAAATTATATTATTAACCAGTTGACGGAAATAAATCTGTTAATTTATTATATTCTTCTATTGGCATAAATTTAGGAGCAATTCTTCCTTTACCTTCTCTATATTTAAATTTTTCAACATCAATTGTTGTCATTAAATTACTAAATTCTGTATAATTCATAGTTCCATTTTTTGTTGTATTTCCTGTATATTTATTCCATAAAATTAATGCATTAGATTCAATACAATTAGATTCAAAAATAACCCAATTATCTTGCATAAAATCATATAATTTTAAAAAAGTTATAGTTCCTTCTCTATCTTTTGAAGTAAATTGATAAACACCATAATCTACATTCGCAGCATCTAACCTATCTAATATATTTACAAACGAACTATTTTTATACCCCGCATCATTAAGTTGATTAATAGGAAACAATTTGGGATCCGGTGGAATTCCTCCATCAATTGGATACCAGCAAGGCGGGTTATTACAAAATCTTTTATCTGGAGCTACTAGTGATGAATCAGGAATCAATGTATCTTCATATTTTTTTTTATTCATACATTCATATTTTATTACTCCATCTTCTGTACATTTTTGTCCTATATGTTGACAATTTCCTTCATAATTACATTCTTCAGTTCTTTTACAATATTCTTTGTTTTGTGAAAGTAATATTTTATTACATTTTATATTTTCTGGCACTGAATGCCAACAAGGAGGGGTATTACAAGATTCATTTGATTTATTTAAACATATTTTATTATATTTATCTTCTGTTCCACACTTTTGACCAACTATCGAACATCTACCATCATCACATGAATTTGTATATTGAGGCGCACTATGCCAGCATGGTGGTTTATTACACCATTTACTTGGATCATTTTTTGGGTTTTCATTTTTTTCATTTTTACATATAAATCCAGGTAAATTATAATTTGTTGATCCAATTGAACATTGTTGATTAATAGTTGGACATCTATTTTCAGGACATTTTTCTAATATAGAAGGAGGGTTCCAACATGGTGGATTTGTACATTTATCATTTAGTTTCATAGAACATACTTTATTATCTGAACAATTTTGACCTAAATTTTCACACTGCGAATCATTGCACGATGTAACCGGATCTGGAATAGTATGCCAACATGGTGGTTTTAAACAGTTATTATTTGGATTAATTTTATCCCAACAAACTTTATTATCAGTACAGAGTTGACCAATTTGACTACAAAATTTAGAATCGCATTCTGTTTTATAAGGAATTTCTTCATACTTTTCTTTATGAGCTATAATTTTTATTTTAGATCCTTCTTTTTGAGTTTCAAAAAAACCATCTGGATAATCTAATTCTGTTTTATCTAAACCATCCGGCTGTAAACTAATCCATATTTTATTTATTAATCTTTCTTCTTTTTGACCACCCACACCCTCAAAAAATACTCGATTTTTAATCATATTTTCTTTTTCGGGAATATCATAAGTATCGAAAGAACAACATGTTAATCTTTGAACACAATCTCTAGATACTGGTGTTGTTTTTCCCAAACCACACTTTGGTCCATTTCTAGTCGATGAGTGTATTTTATTATAGTCACTAAATGCCCCACATCTACATTTTGATTCTATTTTTGTTGCTATTTTTCCTGATTCACATTTTATTGTATCATCTTTACCCCACTCTAACCAAGGAGTTTCTTTACAATCATTATATCTTAACGCAAATAAACTTTTATACCCAGGTTCGCCCGTCTCTCCTAGAAGTCCTTCTTGTCCAATATTACCTCTATTTCCTCTTGGACCAGTATGACCTTTTGGTCCAGGATCCCCACTACTACCAGAAGGTCCTGTTAGTCCTTTATTTCCTTTATTTCCTTGTTGACCTCTTTCACCTCTTTTACCTTTAAAACCAGTAACACCTTTTTCTCCTGGCGGTCCTGTAGGACCAATAATACCTCTAGAGCCAGTTTTACCTTTATCACCTTTTGGTCCAATTAATCCTTGTTGTCCTTGATCGCCAATATCGCCTTCAATACCTTCCGGACCTCTCATTCCTTTATCTCCCATAGGTCCAGTAATTAAATCAGTTGGATTAAAATGTTCAATATTATAATATAAATTTGATTTATTAAATCTCATTATATTATAATAAGATTTAAATTAAATTTAATTCAGTTATTATGAATTAAATTTAATTCAGTTATTATGAATTACTTTACAATCAACTCTATATTTATATGGAAGTCCTTTAACCATTTTTTTAAAGTTGAAATCCTCTGTATGAAGATCTTTACCTGTTTTACTTTTACTGTCTATAGTCTCCTCTGTATTTTCATATATTTGAAAAGGATTTAAATTTGGATTGTCATCGGAGGTCCAAGTAAAACCATTCAAATATCCATTCCATGGACATTGAATTTCTTCATTAATATTAAATTCAGTTTTTCTTGCTGGATTCATCGGCTGTCCATTTATAGGATCTTTGATAGTGTTTCCAGTAGTATTTATTGTTGGTACACCATTATTTATTTCCTCTCCAGTTAATAAATTAAGTTTCGTATTATTTTCATCATCCCCGATTGTTATGTTATTCTCGGGTGTATTACCCATTGCACCTCTCACGCCCTGTGGTCCTTGATATCCTTTGAGCCCAATTATACCAATTTCACCATCTTCTCCATCAGGACCCGCAGATCCTCGTGATCCTTTTGACCCTTTATCTCCCATATTTCCATCAAAACCAATTGGACCATCATCTCCTGCCATACCTTGCTCTCCTTGAATACCTGGTAAACCCTCGTTTCCTTTATATCCTACATCACCACTACTGCCCAAATCGCCTATTTCGCCCCTGTATCCTCTATTACCTTGCATTCCTTGTTGTCCCTGGGACCCTACATAACCTCTTTGTCCGATATTACCCGTATTGCCCTTAAAAATTTCAAAACCTTCTATAACTTGTAATTCATAATAATTATTTAATAATTTATTTTCATTTACAGAAAAATATTCTTTCATAATATTTATTATATAAAAAAATATTAATATTTTAAATAATTTAATTGTATATTATCAGATTTTGGACAACATCTTATAGTATTTTTATCACCTTTTATTGTTGGAACTAAATTATCTTCACATATTTTATCATCTGAATAAAATAAAGGTAAATATTCATTACCATATTGATGTATATATTTATTTTTAATCTCTTGTTGTTCTTTTGTTAGTCGATTTTCATTATCTGGATCTTCTATTTTATAATTCAACATTTTTTTTGCTAAACCTTTACAATTTTTATTTAATATCATTTTACAACAAAAACCTTCATAATTATCTTCTTCGTTTTTTATTCCTGTTAAAACATAATTATAAGGACACTTTGTTTCACGAGTTTTTTTATTAAAAGGATAATAATTACATGATGATTCATCTATTATTGAGAAATCATATTCACCTGCATCACCGCTATCACCTATTTCACCTATTAAACCCTGCATTCCTCTAATACCCTTCATTCCTCTTTCTCCAATATCACCTTGTTTACCTTTATATCCTCTATAACCTTTATATCCTCTGTCCCCTTTTTCACCAATATATCCATTTAATCCTTTAGGTCCGTGACTAGCATTACTTGTACCCCTTGGACCTTCAAAACCAGATTGACCCATTATACCAATATTACCATTTTGTCCTAAATTACCCTTTAACCCTACGGGTCCTTTTTGTCCTTGTGGACCTTTCGGTCCAGGTATAAAATAAGACATTCGATGATAATATGTACATCCTAAAATAATTAATAAACAAATCAAACAATATATTATTATTAACATATATATTAGCTAAATAAAATATTTATAAGCAGAGTCGATGGGATATATTTTTAAAACTTTAATATGAATAGTTAAATTATTTTATAGTATTTATTTTTAATTGATTAAATAAAAATAATATTTTCTAGTTCTTTAATATCATTATGTGGAAAATCATATATTTCTTTAATAAATCTTTCATAATCTGTTTCTATTTTTACTTCCTCTTCGTCTGTTATTACTTCTGATTTATTATTTGGAGTTTTTATTAATAAAGTCAATAAATGCAATATATAATATTCACGATTTGTAATTGAATCATACTCTTCAATTATTTTTGTAACTTCTTCTGGGGTATATTCTTTAATTATTTCTGCTTGATCTTTATCTCCAATCAATTCTTCCATATTTTGTAATGGTATTTCTCTTACTGATGTAAATCCAGATGGAATTTTATTTATTAATGTGTTAATTTTATAAATATTTGATTTTATATGTTCTATTCCATTATTTATTTTAGTATATTGTTCTAAAAAAATTAAATTATCACTTTCTTTTATTAAATTACTATAGCCTGTTTCTGATAATTCTGTATTTGTTATTTTTTCTATATCAAGAGTAATCTCACTATTTAAAAATACTAATAATTTCAGCAGTATATCAGATTTAGTTTGATATTTGTTTAAAACTGAATTTGATATATCTATTTTACAACAAATAATGTTATCAATAATACTATCAAGAGTATTACCATTTTTTTTTTTTGCTCTAAGATTAAATATAGCCATATTATCTGGACATTTTAATTCTGATATATTAGGAGATGAATTAATTATTTTGACACATTTATTTTTATTAGCTATTATATCTAAATTATTTATATTTGATATAATTCGATATGGTCCAATCGAACCTTTAAATCCTTTCTTTCCTTGAAAACCCCTATCTCCTTGTATACCAGGAAGACCTTTTATTCCCTTATCACCATCATAACCTTTATCACCGATATCACCATCTTGTCCAGTCAATCCTTTTATACCTTTATTACCCTGTTCTCCTCTAATACCTATATTTTTACCTACGTTTCCTTTTATACCTCTAACTCCTCTTATCCCTTGGTTTCCTAATAAACCATAATCACCTTTTGGCCCTTTATCACCTTGTAAACCTTTAATTCCAGGAGGACCTTGTATTTTAGGTATTTTATAATAAAAATAAATATTCGATATTGATATTATAAAAATAATTAATGATAATAATATAATTAATAGTTTCATATATTATTATAATAGAAATTTATTTTTAATTTGGTAATTGAATTTGAACATTTGTAAAATATACTTTTGCTCTATCCTTTGGTATAGAGCTATCAGTTTCTTCACCTTTTAACTTAAAACCTGTTATAAAATTATTCCATGATTTCACATTTTGATAATTATTTATATCATAATCTGGAATACCTTTTATATAAGAATCAAATGCTCCTCCTCCTCTTACACTAATATTATTATCTGTATTCCATTTAGTCAATTCATCATTAAAATTATTTGGTATATTTATTCCTGGATATTTTACTCCTAAACTAAAATAATGTTTATCTGCATCACTATTTTTTGTGGGAATTTCTTGTGATTTTTCATAATCTAAATCATCTAATATAAATTTTAGTTTATTATCTATTTGTGCATTACCTTTTATACCCTTCTCACCTCTTTTACCAGTTAAACCAATATTACCACTATCACCGGGATCACCTTTATATCCTTTATCCCCATTCGGCCCTCTTGGGCCTCTTTTACCTCTATCTCCTTTCACTCCTCTCTCCCCTTGTATTCCTTTTGGTCCTTTAATAGAATAAAAATTTGTAAGTCCTCGAGGACCTTTTGGTCCTTTGACCCCTTGTATTCCTTTTAATCCTTTAATGCCGATATCACCCGGAGGTCCTTGAATACCCTGAGGACCTTGAGGTCCTATTAATTTGTCATTTAAATTAGATAAAATATAATAATAAATAGATATTAATAATGAAATAAATACAATTATTCCTGATAATCTATATAACATTAATTATAATTAGATTTTTTATTCATAATCTTCCTTAAATAAATGATTAATTTCTCTTAAATTTAATGGTTTTGAATACCAACGAGTTTTAGATAATATTATTCCTTCTGCTGAATGTTCTGGACTTCCACCAATATAAATAAAATCATTATCATCTCCCAATTGTAAATTATTTAATAATTTTTCTTCTTGTACCAAACTACCATTAATATAATATCTTAATATATCTCCATTACCTACTACTGCTAAATGAAACCACTTAAAATAATGATATATTACATCTCTAATACAATGTCCATGATTACCATCTATGATATTAAAAGTACCATTTAAATCTATATTATTATTTTTATTATATAAACTACTAAATCGTATATCAATCTTGCTTCCACAATTTGACCAATCTTTAGGTGATATTAATATCGCAGGATTAAATTCTGTATCAGACTTTCTCCATGTAAATATAGACCTCCATTTATCTACATCTATAATATTTATATTTATCCATGTTGAGAATGTAAAAGTACTTTTACTTTCAATTGGAATAATTCTACCACCATATTGCATACCATATTTCGTATCAGTAAAAGATGTAGGTTTATCGATAAATGTTATATGATTTAAATTCTTTTGAAAATCACATTTATTAGATAAACATGAACACGTAGATATATTATTTGTATCATCACATATTAGAGTATTCTTATGTAAGAGTAAATTATTACCATCATTATTATTTCCTAAACTTAACATTTTATTTTGAGAAAATAGAGAATTACATGTATTTTTATCTTTTATATTATCACATAAATAAGATCTTGATTTATCCAGATATATATTTTCATGATCATAATTAATAGTTCTTGAATCTCTAAATGAATAAAATGATAAAAAATAAAAAACTGATAATATCAATGCAATTAATGACATAAATAGTGCTAGAGAATCTCTTTGCATATATAGTATATTAATAAAAAAAATTCATAATATGAAAATTTATACTTAATTTATCAATTTATTATTCGCCATATAAAAAATTGATATATAAAAAATTGATAAATTAAAAATTTACATTAAACTCATAAATACTTAAATACAAAATGACTTCAGTAAATATGACATCAGTAAATACGCAATCAGTAGATACAGAATCTATTACGATTCATGAATCGTTCGAAAATATGGGCTTAAAAGAAGACCTATTACGCGGTATTTCCGCACATGGTTTTGAAAAACCATCAGCTGTACAACAAAGGGCAATTACACCTGTAATAGAAGGTAAAAACTCTATTATTCAAGCACAATCTGGATCTGGAAAAACAGCGACTTTTGGTATCGCTGCACTCCAAAAAGTTGATCCTGAAATTAAAACATGTCAAGTATTAATTGTCAGTCCAACTCGAGAATTAGCTACTCAAACAAAACATGTAATCAGCGCTCTTGGATCATATCTTAAATATGCAATATGCAGTGTAATCGGGGGCATGCACTTATCTCGAGAAGAAGTAGGTAAAGCACAAATTATTATTGCAACACCTGGTAGACTTTATGATATAATTAATAGAGGATATATTAATATGGAAACTGTATCTTTATTTGTATTAGATGAAGCAGATCAAATGTTAGGATTAGGATTTAGAGAACAAATGGAGGAACTTTTAAAATTTGTCCCTCCTACTTCACAGATTGCAGTATATTCTGCAACAATGCCACCTGATATGTTAGACATCACAAAAAAATTTATGACAGATCCTGTCAAAATATTAGTAAAAAAAGAAAACTTAACTTTAGAAGGAATTAAACAATTTTTTATCGCTTTAGATAACGAAAAAGATAAATATGATACATTATGCGACCTATACGCATCTATTTCTTTGGCACAAACTGTTATTTATTGTTCATCAAAAAAAAAGGTATCATGGTTATCTGACTCTTTACGAGAAGAAGGATATCCTATATCGAGTATTCATGGAGACATTATTCAAGCAGAACGTGATACAATTATGAAAGAATTTAGAACTGGTAAAACAAGAGTTCTAATTACAACAGATTTACTTTCTAGGGGTATAGATATTCAGCAAATTTCTTTAGTTATTAATTATGATTTACCAAAAGAAAAAGAATCATACATACATAGAATCGGAAGAACAGGGCGTTATGGTCGCAAAGGAGCAGCTATTAATCTTGTTGCATCACAAGATGATATCAGAAATATTGAGGATATTCAAGGTTACTACAATACACAGATCGAGGAAATGCCTGCTAACATTTCTGAATTAATTTAAATTATTTTTTATATAATAATGACAACACACATATTTTATAAATGTATATTAACATTTATAAAATAAATTATATATAAATATATATATAATGACATTATTATATGATGAAAAAAATATGAAATTACTCGAAGATAATATTGATTCTATTATTAATGAAGCTAGAAGATATGCTTTGAAAAATGTTTATGAACCAAGTTTAAAAGAATATAATGAAATTATAAAAGTTATTTTAAATTTTATTAAACTTAATAAAAGAATAATATATGGCGGTTATGGTTGGAATGAATTAATTATCAATAAAAATCCAAAAGATAAATTATATTCTGAAGATAAAATAGAAATGCCGGATATAGATTTTTATTCACCTACACCAGTTCATGATATAATAAATATATGTAAAGAATTACACGAAAAAGGATTTAAATCTATAAGAGCGGAATCTGCTAATAATCCAGAAACATATACTATGTTTGTAAATCAACATCAATATATTGATGTTGGTTATATGCCAAAAATTCTATTTAATAAAATGCCATTAATGAAAGTTAATAATTTAAATATTGCTCATCCAAAATTTATATTAATCGATATTATGAGACAATATAATGATCCAATGACTAGTTATTGGAGAGTTAAAAAAAATTTACTTAGGGCAAATCTTCTATTAAAAAATTATCCATTAGAAACTCGGGGTAAATTTAGTCTAATAAAATTAGATGATAGTACAAAAAGAATATTAGATTTTATTAGAAAAAATATAATTATTGATAGTAATTTATTAGTATTTGGTTATTATGCATATCAATATTATATGTATAAATCAAGAGATGATCAAAAAGAAGAATTATATGTACCATATTATGATGTAATTTCTACAAATATTGAACATGATATTAAAAATATATATAAAAAAATATTACAGTTTGATGAATTTATTCAAGTTGAAGAATATCATCCATTCTATCAACTTTTAGACAGAAAAATTGTATTTAAACATAATAATAATATCATATTAAATGTATATGGTAATAAAATAAAAGGTAGAGGTATGTGTATACCATACTGGCATCTTGAGAAAAAAAAATTTAATGTAGTAACTTTCCCATATATGGTTCAGAGTTTATTAATTAATTTTGTTTATCATTGGATAAATAATAATAAAAATGAAGCATTCAATATGGATTATTTGTTAAATGATATTATTAAAGGTAGAAATTATTATTTAAAAAAACATAATAAATCTATCTTAGATGATACACCATTCCAAGAATTTAGAATTCAATGTATGGGAAACACAATAGAACCTGATAGACAGTATAGATTAACTCTAGAAGAAAATCTCGCAAATAATAAACCAACAAAAAATTTTAGATATGATTTTATTAGAAACATGAATGTTGATCCTGATAAAATTCACTTTAGTAATACTTCTGGAAATATTAATAATACAAATAATAAAATTTTAATTGTATAAATATTAAAAAAAATGTATAAATAATATATTAATATTTATATATACAATATGACTTATAAATATAAAATTTATTATTATAACGACATAAAAGGAGGAGGAAATACTTTCCCACAATATCCAGATAATTACGATGAAGTCAGATCTTCAGAATGGCCACCAATTAAAGATACTAGAATCACAATAAATGATGAAACAAAAAATGAAATTAGTGGAATTGTTATAGATAATATATGGAATAATACTGCTTCTGTTATTAAGTTGGATAATCAAGATCACATAGAACATTCATTTATAGAAAATTCTGAATATAATAACGGTAAAGGATTTTATTTATTATTAGCAAATCATTATTGGACTTATGAATCTCAAATAACTCCTATAAATAATACACTTATACAAAATGATACACTTATACAAAATGATACACTTATACAAAATGATACACTTATACAAAATGATACACTTATACAAAATGATACACTTATACAAAATGATAAAGTTTCAAGTAAACAACTTAATAAAGAACTTAATAAAGAACCAATATATAATATCGCATCACAAAGAAATAACGATATTCCATCTAATTTAAAAGTATCTGATTTTAGTGAAATACATAATTTATCTCTTCAAGAAAAAGTCAAATTATTTCAAAATATTGATAAACAGGCCGTCTTATCTACTAAAACTGACTCAATTATTCCTAACGATCATGTTGATATTACAAAAAATCCATTATATTCTCCTTTATTATCAAAACCAAAACAAGATTATTTTTCAGAAAAAGAAATAGATATTATATTATCAAATACTGGTGATGCATTTACTTCATTATCATCTGATAAAATCGAATTACTCAACAGAAAATTAAAATCATTTGAAGTTATTAATCAAAATGATGTTAAATTGATTGTTAATAAAAATATAGCATTAAACAATTTGATAGAAACACCAGAAGATGAAATAAACGAAGGTGATAAAATACAAAACTGGATTGAAAAAATATTAAAAAAAAATATATTTCCAGATTTACAAGTTAAAATACACAGTGGATATGTATATATAACTAGAAAAGGAGCACCTGTTTCTGATATAATAACTAACACATTGGTACCATCATTAAATTATTTTAAATGGCAAGAAAATACACCAATAGATTATCATACATTGAAGTATGTTATATTTCAAAATAGTTTTCAAAAAAATATCGAATCTAATATTATTCAAAAAAGAGAAGCAGAAGATATTTTATCTCAAGAATATGTAATTGCTTTACAACCATCACCTTATTATGTTTTATGGGCTTTAAAAAGATTAATTATGATATGGTATGGTGATACTGTTTTTGAAAAACAAATTAGAAAAATAAAAGTTCTGATTAATCAATATAGAGCAGATCCTGATCAGAAATATAATAATAAACATGGTATATTACCTCAAATTTTAATATATCCAAAATATGGGGCTAATAGTGCAAGAATAGTATTAAGTAAAATTGACTATTATTTCTCATTATATATTGATGAAAATAATGATCCTCTATATAAAAATATACAATGGAAAAATAGTCATCCTACTTATTTTATTAAAAAAAATTCGTTTACCTATTTCTCTAATGGATCTATTGATCTTAAAAATTATGTTAAAGAATCTTTTAAATCTAATGATGGGTTTATTAATGATATTTTCACCAAAAATTATAATGAATTAATTGAATCAAATAAAGTTATGTCAATATAAAAAATATGATCTCCAAATTGCTCAAAAAAAAAACAAATCTAACAAATAATTATAATTGAATTTAATCCTGGTCCAAGCAATTCACTACACGAATACTAGACGCTACTATCGTACTGGCAAAGGGCTAAATAAAAAATTAAAATTTTTTATTTAGAAAATTTTTTATCTTAATAGCTTGTTCAATCTTAGGACAAACTATTTTATTATATAAAACTATAGCCGCATCTAAAGAATTAATTAATTCTTTGATATCAGTAATTTTAAAAACTTTTTTTTTAATAGATTTACATTTTATTTTTTTAGTTTTTTTAACTAATTTAATTGATTTATTATTTATTTTTTTTGTATTACTAAAATTATTATCTAAATTAGTTAAATCTAATTCATTAAATAAATCTAAATCATCAAATAAATCTAAATCAAAATCATCAAATAAATCTACATCAAATGATTGTGATTTAGATTTATTTTTTGTATTACTAAAACTATTATCTAAATTAGTTAAATCTAATTCAGTAAATAAATCTAAATCAAAATCATCAAATAAATCTACATCGAATGATTGTGAAGTTTCTTCAAATTCTGTAATTAATTTAAAATTGGAAGAAATACAAGATAAATCTTCAGAACATGATATATTATAATCATAAAATGAAGGAAAATTATATAATTTCATTTGTGAATTACATTTCTGCATTAGTTCATTAGAAACAGAAAATATAATATATTCTGGAGAACTTATTTTTTTTATAACATTTAAAAAACTTAAAATTTCTAATTTTAAGTTTTCCAATTCATTAATATATTTTTTAGAAGATTTTTGTTTTGTAGATAATAATTCAAAATTTAATAATATTTCTTTTATTTGATCACTTAACTCTCGACTATAACTATTAAATCCCTCTTCGGTATTATAGTGAAAGCTATTTGAAAATCTATCTATAAAACTCATTTTGGTAATTTATAATATAGTATAAATTACCAAAAATAATAATTTCAATTTTTTTTATGATAACTTTACTAATTTATTCATAGATTTAACTCATTTTAAATTTCGGTCGGTAAGTTTATTAATATAAAAAAATTTCATTTTCTAATTTATTAATTGTACTTTATTAGAATTTAATGATTTTGTTATTTTTACATTATACGAAAAATCTTCATTTTGCTTAGTAATATAACCTATTTTTCCTGAATATTTGTACTATATCAAATGATTTATATCTATAATTATTTAAATTTTTAATTTTGAAACAAAAAATATACAAATAAGTGAAATAAGTACTAAATATACTAATAATAGTTAGACTTTGTAAAATCATTGAATATATTAATCATATCTTCATTAAATAACATTATTTTTCTTATAATATATATTTTATTGTTTATATAATATAATTTTGACTCAATAAAACTTTTATTTCTTTTATTAAATTATATTTCCCATAATTGTTAATTATTATATTTTTTGGATTTAATATTTCTTTACTTAATTTTTTAATATCATTTAAAGTTACACTCATCATATTATTTAATTCATCATTTTTACTTAATAATTTTTTATCATATAAATATTCATTAACATATTGATTCATCAAAGATCCAAAATCATTATTAAGATCTTGTTTTAAAAAATCTACTCTATACCCATTTTGTGCTTTTAAATATCTACTTTCAGATATATCTCCTAATATCATTCGATTGATTTGATCAAATATTATTTTATAAACAGATATAATATTATTTTTTTCTCTAATTGAAGTAGATATTATTAAAAAATTTAATTTATTGAAATGTTGAGCAAAATAATTTACACCTACACCATATACCTTGCCCGCATCATCTCTTAAATATCGATGTAATCTTTGACGTAATATATTACTTATATAAATTGTTGTATAATAATTTACATTAAATATATTAATATCTAATGCAAAAGTTATAAATATTGATGTATTTTCCGAATCTATTTTTTTATTATAAAAAATATTATTATCAATTAATGGAACATTATATTCTGGTATAATTATATCATGTTTTTTTACTTTATTATTTTCAAAATATAATGTTATATAATTAAATATATTTTCATGACTAATATCACCAATAATTAAAATTTTAGTGTTATTTGAACAATAGTATTTATCTCTAAAATTTTTTAATTTTTTAATTGTCATAGTTTTTGTACTATTTATGCGATCATCTATATCATAACTGTATTTATATATTTTTGTTAGATTATTATAATTATTTTTATCATAATTACTTTTACTCATATATAATTCATTTATGATTGCTTCTCTTTCCTGTTCTAATGATGCTTCATCTATTTTAAAATCAGCATAACTATTTAATAAAATATCTAATATTAGTTCTTTATTATCTTTATGTCCATATAACCAATATCGTGTTTCTTCATCCGATGTCGATGCATTATATGTTATTCCATTAAAATCGAATTTATGTATATTTTCTTTATAATTCGGATATTTTGTTGAAGTAAATCTTGCATTAAAATGTTCTAAGAAATGAGCACATTCTATTTCATCTTTATTTTGAAATAATACAGAACTCCCAACTTTTACTATCATCTCTATTAAAAATAAAGACGTATTAGGTTTTTCAATAGCCATTATTTCTAATTCATTTGATAACTTATGACGGAAAATATTATTTTCCATAATTTATTAATAATAATACTAAAATATATAAATATATTATATTTAAAATTCAATTTATATTAATTTAAAATTTATGATATTTAGATACTATAAACCCAACCAAAAAAAACTGTATTTTTAAACCGTCTAAAACTTTTATTTTTACAATGTATTTTTTTTAATTTTAAAAAACAAAAAAATGTATTTATTATTTTAAGAATCCCCCCCCCCCTGCTGGCTTAAATATCACCCAAGGATTGTATACAATCAACGTCTTGTATGGATTATATGTATCAATGTTAACATAGACCTTTATTCTACTATATCACTAAAATATATATATAATATCACTAAATATCACTAAATATCACTAAATATCACTAAATATCATTAAATATCACTAAAATATCATTAAAAATATATATAAATATAAATATATTGATATATATATTATGGTAAATTATAAATGTCCTAGATGTGGATATGATATATTAATAAAAACAAAATATGTCAATCACTTAAACCGTAAAACAATCTGTAATAATATTTTAAGTAATAATAATTTAGAGGTTGAATATATAAAATATGATATAATAAAAAATCCAAAAAAATCCAAAAACGATCCAAAAGAATCCATAAATTCCATAAATTCCATAAATTCCATAAATTCCATAAATTCTATAAATTCCATAAATTCCATAAATTCCATTGATATTCCACAAAAATTAGAATGCAAGTATTGTAATAAGATATATTCAACCAAAAGCAATTTAAATAAACATCATAAATGCTGTAAAGATAAGAAAGAGAATGAGGAGGCGATAGAATCTATGAATAAATTAGTAAAGTTATTAAATGATCAGTTAAAAGAAAAAGATAATCAAATAAAATATCAATTAAGAGAAAAAGATAATCAAATAAAAGATCAAATAAAAGATTTCAAGAAAGAATTAGAAAAACGTGATAAACAAATAGATGAATTAATAAAGAAAGCAGGGATAAATAATAGTAATAATATAACTCAAAATATTCAGAATAATATAAAATTATTAGCTTATAAAGATACAGATTTGAGTACTCTAAGAGAAAAGGATATTATAAGTTGCATGCATCATAGTAATATGTGTGTACCTCATCTAATAAAAATGATTCATTTGAACCCGAAGAAACCAGAGAATCATAATGTATATATATCAAATTTAAAAAATAGTTATATAATGGTATATAATGGTGAAAACTGGGATACACAAAGTAGAGAAGAAGTAATAGAGGATATGATAAATGATAAAGAATGTTTAATTCAAGATAAGGTAGAAGATTGGATAGAAAATGGAATAAATTATCCAATAATAATGAAAAAATTCGAAAGATATGTAGAGAAAAAGGAGAAAAATGTAGTATTAAATAAAATTAAAGAAGAAATAAGATTAATGTTATTTAATAATAGAAATTTAGTAAATCCTAGTAATCAAAATAACTAAATGAAATATTATTTGATATTGAATAAAACGAATATTTATTATTCATATGTTAAAATATGCAAAGGCAAAAATTAAAAAATTGATTTAATAATATATTAATTGAAATATTATTAAATTTTATGTTAGTAAAAAATCACACATGTTTCGCAAACAGAACATGTTTATTTCATATAAATGAATAACGCAATTATAATTAATATAATTATTATGTTTGAAATACCTGATGCAGATTCTGCAGATTCTGCGGATTCTGCAGGTATATCTACAATAGGTTCTACAGGTATATCTACAAGAGGTTCTGTAGATTGAATTTGTGATTCTTGAGTTTGTTTTAATATTTTACACAAATTATCATCAGAAATCCAATTTTGTTTTATAGAAGTACATAAATTTACTGTAGAATTATTACATCCTTCCGAATTAAATTCTACATATTTTGGATCAGCACAAAATTTATTTATATTGATTGGTGGATTAATATTTTCTTGAGGTAAAGTTGCAATTACTTCAATTTCAGGCGGTTTTTCGATTAATTTATCATTTTCTTCTGCTAATTTATTTTGTTGTTCTTCTTCTGTTGGTGTAAAATATGCAGGATCAGGATTACTAGTTTTATATGTTGTTTTTTTTTTACCAGGTATAATTGAAATGGATGGATCCAATGTAATAGTTTCCGAAGATATTTCTAATGTATTAATAACATTAGAAGAAGATTTATTTTGTTCTATCATTATTTTGCTATATTCTTCAGTTTTTGATTGTACACTTGTTTTAGATTGTTCCATATTTGGTATAGTAGTAGGCCCAATATCAAAATTAATTGCTTTTGCACAATTACCATTTTTCTCATGACATCCAAAAGGATCTTCTCCTTTAGAACAATCACACATATTTGCATCTATAAATGCTTGTCTGGTATCTCCTGTACCTTTATTACCATACCAATAACATGGATTATTACATAATATATCAGCTTTTACTTTTGTTATTTTAGATGGATCACATGAACCGCTAAACAATTTCCAATTACCGGATGATCCCCATCCTGTTGCGACTAACATATATTTAATATCAATATTATATTGCGATATATTACAATTCATTAGAATTTCTTGTCCAATTATATTTCCTTCACCAACTGATAAATTAATTGTATCCCAAGCTATCCAAAATATTTTTGGTTCATTTTCATATATTAAAAAATTATCTTTTGGAATTATTTTCCATGTTTTACCAGGCTCTTGCCACCATAATTTTACAACAGCATGACCTCCATTTTCATACCATTCAACTTCAAATGGATATAATTTACCGCCCTGTAAATTAATATTACCACTTTCATGATAAGTACTTCCTTGAAGATAATATTTATCGATAATAGTTTTACCATCAATTTTTAATCTAAAACCATCGTCAGTTAAAGTTTTAAATTTATAATTACCAGATTCAGGAATATTTATATAACCTGACATTCTTATAAATAAATTATTAGTTTTCCCACTATTTAAAATAGTTTTATCTTTCCAATCATAATTTATATCACTAATAATATATTCTGATTTAAAAGGAGTTGAATTATAAGTACCATTACTATTAGTTAATTCATGATAATCATATTTTAATCCATTAATATAATTTTTAGAAAATATTTTTTTAGATTTTTCTGCTAATTGTATACCTTGATTTTTATATCTAATAACTGATTTATTATTATTCCATCCTCCTAATACTATTTCATAATGATTGCCATTATGATCAGTATCAGAACCTAAAGCAATATGAGCGTCGTTTGTAGCATTTACACTAAAGATAACAGAATTGTCTACAGAAATTTCGTTACCTATTTTAATATATTCATATGTATTTGGTGTTTGTTTACTACAATCATATGATGAATCATCAGGGTTAGATAAATACCATGTAGCATTATGCCTAGATCCTCCTTCGTCACTAAAGTCTGTACCACAATTCTGCGATCCTTTCATACAATTATAGATTTTTCCAGACCAAAGATATTTATTTTCTCCCGGTTTTCTATTTTTAACATAATGCCATAAATTTTCGCCTTCTTTTGTATTATTTAATAAATTAGTAACTTTATTTGATTCGGAAGATGATGATGTGGATGATGTTTCATTTAATTCTCTTAAAATTATTTTAACAGATTTAATTTTATTTTCCCAATTATATGAAGCTAAACAATTTATTATTTTTGGTCCAATAAATATTTTACTATTACCAGCAAATTGTTTTTCATCAAAAACTTCAATATTCATATTATTTGGTATTTTTATTGCTGATACACCATATCCTCCAGACACTTCTTTTATTTCACCAACTGGGATTGTCCAGAAATATGCATGATTTCCAGGTTTGCCTCTTCCAGTATATCTTTCATTTTGCCAGGTAAAAGATTTATTTTCATCTTCTAATTCTAAAGTTAAATTAATATTTTTAACATAAACTGCGCATCCCGGCCAATGACCTCCTGCTTTTATTTGTATATTATCATTCTTTCCTAAACTCCAATTAAAACTTGACATATCATAAAAATTATTATGTCTTTTATAATTACCTCTATTAGCATTCCATCTTTTTGATTTTATAACGCTTATATCATCAATCCAATGTTCATATTTTATTTCATAATAACTACAATAATTTCCCCAATTTTGATCTTTATTATCAATTTCAATTCTAATACCTTTTATTTTTTTTTCAATAAAATTATTGTTAGTGGGTATATCAACAATATCTAAATCAGGATATTCCCCTTTTAATAAAGGTACATTAAAACTTTTAAATCCACATTCTCCAGCAAATATTACTAATCCCCCCATATTCTCAATTTTTGCAGATGCAATAATATCATTCCAATCAAAATGTACTAAACAACTAATATTATTTGGACCCATAATTTCCCATTTTTTTCCTCCGAAGTTAATTTCTGAAAAAATTGTTAATTTAATTTCTGAAGGAATACCTAATGAAGATATTGCATTTGGACCTTGTATTTTCAAGTCATATTGACTTAAATCAGGATATTCACCTGCTTCTAATTTAACTCTACAATTTTTAAAACCACAATCATCACAAAACTCCACAAATCCGGCAACTACTTTTATCTCATTTGATTGAAATTGATTTATTGACTCTTCTAATGTTGCTGTTTTTTCATTCATTATTTCTTGATTTATTTCTACTTCAGACGTTTTATCAATAATAGAAACATTTTCATATGATGATGAAGTTTCGTTAATAAAATTTATTTGTTTTTCAATCTCTGTTGTTTGTGTTATACCACCTGTTGTTTCTAAATAACTTGAATCATTTAATGTAGTCCCTCCTTGTTCATCAGATTTTTTTTTAAGTGCTTCAGTATCTATAACTGGTTTTTTATAATGTTCAATTATATTATTTTTTTTAATAAAATTTCCGTTTGCAGAATACATATATATAAAAAATATAATTATTTTTTATATATTAAATGATTATGATGATATTATTTTATTAAAAATATATGTGATAATAAATAAATTATGGAAATGATTATGATGATATTATTTTATTCAAAATCAGTTAATGTTAAGTTAAAATCTGTATCTAATTCAAAATCTTTATCATTAATTATATTTAATATTTCTATTGTATTACCTACAATATATTCCTTAAATATTAAAATGAATTTTTTATTGTAAGCTTCATATTCTAATGTATTTAGATTACTTCTTTCTAAAAATGTATAAAAATTATCAATTAAATAGAAAGTTTTTTTAATAATATATTTTCTATCATCACTTGTTAATTTCATTATTTGAAATATTAGATTATCAATATCTGTATCAAAACCATCATGTTCAATACCAAAAAACAAAGGTCGTAAATAATCTGATATAATATAATTTGTATTATAATTAACCAAGTTTTTTTTTAAATCTTTTTTTTCTAATATTTGAAAATTTGTACTTTCAGTCGTCCAAATTAATTTAAAAGTTAAAGATTTATAATATTCTAATAAATTTTCATATTTAGTACCTTTATTAATATCAATAATACCATTAGATATATTATCAAAATTCATATTCTAATAATATAGATAAGTATTAATGAGATAAGTATCAATAAGATAATATTTTCATTTTTTCTATATTATGATAATAAAAAGTAAAAGTGATTATAATTGTGATTTTAGATTAATATTTCTCCACACAAGCAAAAATGATAGAATTATTGGATAATTTTATACAATAATTCTATAAAATTATTATTGTATAAATTAAATATGTAATTCTTCATTTATTAAATAAATTGTAATAGAAACATTTTCATCTAATAGTTCAAACTCTTTCGTAATTATAGAATCAGATAGTGATTGATTTAGATAAATTTCACATCTAATAATATCATAAATATAATCATTATTTATATTAAATGCTTCACAAATTAATGCTGATTCGGTGGTTAAATTTACTTTAATTTTATTCCAAGGTCGTAATCCAGCTTCTTTTCTTAATTGCTGAATATTTGATGCTAATAATTTAGCAATATATTTTTGTTTTGTTTCATCATTTTGATTAATATTAATATAAATAAGTAAATTATTATCATTATTTATTATTGATTCATAATTCTTCAAATTCATAGTTTCACGTTTAATATCAAAACATTCGATATCTAAATTATGTTCTAAATCAAGAGTGTTATTTTTTTGAATAAATTTATTAATATCCAATGTGTCTAAATATTCATAAATAGTTTTTGCATCTTTCTTGTATTTTTTACCAATTAAAGATCTGTTAGGTAGGTAATTAATTTTACTGAATTCATTGATATGATCATATGCAATATTTAATATATTACCTTCAGTAAAAATATAATTTTCAAATCCTAATAATAATTCTTTATACATATTATCCTTTGTACAAATTATAATGTCATTAATAGGCATTTTATATGTTAAATCAAATTTACTTCTTCCAGATCTTACTAAATCAATTACTTCAATTAAACTATCAAGTTTAGTAAATTCAATCTGATGTTCAAGTTTAGGAAAAAATAAATCATCATATGAAAGTAGATGAACACTTTCACAAAATAATCCGAAATCTTTATTTAATTTTTTATATAAGTATTCACTGAAATAAGGTAAATAACTTGTTGTCACAATAGATAGATTTAATAATACCTGTCCCAATGTTTTAATAGATGCGAAATAGTTATCATTATCTACTTTACCTTTTAATCTGTCTCTATTAAATTTGATATACATATTATTTAAATTTTCTAGAAATTTTTTTGTTTTATCAAATAATCTATATAAAATATATTTATCTAAATCTGATCTGACAGAATCTGAATAATCATTAAATTTATAAATAATCCATTTATCAAAAATATTATCTGAAATTTCATCATTAAAAACTAATTTCATATTTGCTTTCTCCATTTTTGTCTTATGTTCGCTAAAAAAATTATAAGAATTAATTAGTGGAATTGTAATAGATCTTAGAATATCTTCTACTCCAGATTCTTTAAATCGAAGACTTTCTCCTTTTACTGCAGGAGAAGTCATCAAATAAAATCTTAATGCATCAGATCCATATTTATCAATAATTGTTTTTGGGTCAGGATAATTATTAAGTCTTTTACTCATTTTTTTTCCATCTTCTGCTAAAACTAGTCCATTCACAATTACATTATTAAATGGACATTTATTTTTTAGTGCAGTTCCAATAATTAGTAAAGTATAAAACCAACCTCGAGTTTGATCTAAACCTTCAGCAATAAAATCCGCAGGATATTTATATTCAGGATTTTTAAAATAACTTTGACTAGAAAAAGGCATACTACCAGATTCAAACCAACAATCAAATACAAATTCAACTCGACTAAGAGTTTTTCCAGTTTTTGGTGATATGATTTTAATATTATCTATATTTTCTCTGTGTAAATCTTGGATACTGCCAGATTCGAGACCAGCTAATTTTTCTAATTCTTGAGCATTACTAATACAAATATATTCTTCGCCATCTGTCCAAATTGGTATTGGAGTTCCCCAAAATCTATTTCGAGAAATACCCCAATCTTTCGCATCTTGTAACCAATTACTAAATCTTTTAGTTTTAACATGATCAGGAACCCAGTATGTTTCATTACAATTGCTAATCATAGCATCTTTAATTTTTGTAACTTCAATAAACCAGCTTGGAACTGCTTTGTAAATTAAAGGAGTATCAGATCTCCAACAAAATGGATATTGATGACTAGTATTGATTCTTTTAAAAAGAGAATTATCTGCTTTCATTAAATCAATAAAATCTTTATCACAATCTTTTACATTTCTTCCCTGAAATTCATCAGATATTGGTTCTGTAAAACAACCATTTCTATCTACAGGGCATCTAATACCATCTCCATGAGATGTAATGATACCATAATTAATACATACTTTGAAATCATCTTCACCAAATGCTGGTGCCATATGTACAATACCAGTACCTGAATCATTTTTAACATAATTATCACAGAGTACCTTATATTTTATTGTATTATCATAAAATGCAAAAATAGGTTCATATTCATCTTCAAATAATTCTTTTCCTTTGAATGATTTAATTTTTTTAAGAGTTTTAGGTAATGTTTTTTTTTTTCCTTCGCCGAAAACTTCAGATTCTAATATATCACAAATTAAATAATTAATACCTTCTAATTCATATACTGAATAATCATAATCTGCATTAACACATAATGCCATATTACTAGGAAGTGTCCAAGGTGTTGTGGTCCAAACCAAATAATAAAAATTATTTTTTTTTGATTTAAATTTTACAATTACTGATTCTTCATTTACTTGCTTATAATTTGAATTTGCCTCAAAATTAGATAGAGGAGTACCACACGCTGTAGAATATGGCATAACTCTTAATCCTTCATAAACTAGTTTCTTATCCCACATTTCTTTAAATACTGACCAAACAGATTGCATATAATCAAAATCCATAGTCTTATAGTCATTGTCAAAATCGATCCAACGACCAATTCGAGACATGAACTGTTTCCAATAATCTGAATATCGTAAAACAATGCTACGACAAGCATCATTATAATTTTTTAATCCAAATTTAACTATTTCATCATAGTTTTTAATGTTTAATTCTTTTTCGATTTCATATTCTACTGGTAACCCGTGCGTGTCCCATCCTGCCCGTCTTTCAACATCTAAATTATTAAATTGAGCATGTCTACAGATAGTATCTTTGATACTGCCAGCAAGAATATGTCCGTAGTGTGGTTTACCCGTTGCGAATGGTGGACCGTCATAGAATATAAATTTTTTTTCGTTTTTATTTTTTTCAAGTGTTTTTTTGAAAATATCATTATTTTTCCAATATCTACAACATTCTTCTTCCGAATTCGCAATATTGTAAGCCATGTTTATATTAAATAAGTGTTTCTATAAATAGAAATAATAATTCAATTTTATTAAATAGATATTTACACATCTAGAAATAATCAAAATATGCAAGTTCATATTTTAATTATAACACACGAAATGCTAGTGATGAAATAAAATTTAACCCATTTCGAATTTGAGTGATTGATATTTAATCATCTATTTTGATATTATGAGTTTTATCATTCGAAGAAAATACAGATTTATGTTCAAAGATTCTCATATAATCACAAGACTGTATATTATCATTTAAATTTATATTTCGTCCTCTACGAGTAAGAGGACGAATAATATTTAATGAATATACTTTATCATCTATTATTTCATTTATTTTATTATCATCATTACTAATACTACTTGAATGTGGATATAGTTCCTGATGATTATTAATTTTCATTATTATATATTTATATAATAAAATTAACAATAAAAATATATTATATAAATATATTTTTATAGAAGGTGTGTTTTTTATAAAAAATTAAATAATTTTAAACATTAACGTTTGAATCCATAATACACCGTCGCTATCATTACCAAAATGAATATATTCTGAAAAGTTTTTGGTGGTTTGTATATTATTTTCTGTATAATTAATTATACCTGTAACTAATACATTGATTCTTCGAGAACCTGAATGCATTGTATCATAATCTATATTTGTAAATGTTGCATTTATATTTTTTAATATTTCAAAGTAATTTAATATTTTATTTCCTTCATATCTAATTTTTTGTGCACTAAAAATAGTGTATGGTTTAAGATATGGAAGTATATTATTAAAATTTTTTGAATTTAATGTAGAATAATAAAAGTTAATAAATTCTGTAGTAAGATTAATAACTGTTGTTTGGTCATTTCTTTGTAATTGAAAATTCATTATATTTAAATAATTATTATTATTTAAATAACTTTATTTTCAATTTATATTTTTTATGAATGAAAAACTAATTTTTGTAATTTTTTATGAATTTTTTTATATAATGATTTTTTAACATATGATTTATTTTCTTTTAATTTCCATAAATCTAATCCAGATTTTATTGCATATTTTTTTAAGAAACTTTTCATATCATATTTTGTCATAACATTATCTGCAATATAATTTACTTTCATTTCGATTGATTTCATATCATTATCTTTTTTATTATTATCTAATTCTTTTTTATTAGAAATAACTTGTACTTTATCATTTTTAACTACTAAATACATTAATAGATCTTCAAAATCGGAATACATCCACGAATTCATTGTTTTTTCGAAAAAATATTTAGAGACTTTTCTTATTAAATCAGGATCATTATTTATATTTAAATATTGAACTTCATTTGCTATCATAGGTTGATTATAAGACATGGATAATGCGATATTACTATCAGATAATGTTATAGTTGGTGATAATATATTTGACACAGGTGATAGTATATTTGACACAGGTGATAGTATATTTGACACAGGTGATAGTATATTTGACACAGGTGCTAGTATATTTGATACAGGTGAAAATATTAAATCATTAGCTGCTGTACCTAAACTAGATACATTCTTTCTTATAGGTCCCATAGTACTAACAAAATATGGATTTATAACAGATGGGGTATAATAATCATTATAATTATTATATTTATTATTTATAACCAAAGGAACATACATTATATATAGTATAAATATATATTATTTTTTTAATATTTTAAATATATTTTCTGCTATTACATTTTTATTATTATTTTTTTTTATAAAATCATATATTTTTTTACTTATATCATTTCTTTCTCGAGATTTACCTATTTGTATTAAATAAAAAGTATAAATATCAATTATAATATCCATATTCATTTTATATGTTGAATAAAAAGCTATCCAAGAATAATTAATAATCCTTACTATAGTATTTTTATTTATAGTATTTTTATATTTATTTAAATAATCTAAACAATTATGCCAACTATTTATTTCATAAACTAATTCTAAAATTTTATTTTCATCTAAATCAAAACTCACTAGATCCGAATTCTCATAAAGAGAACAATTTTTTTGCATATATCTTATATAACAAATTTTAATTTAAATTATCTTTTAATAATAAATATATTGGGAGAACTATTATATATGATAATATTACATCAACAGAATAATGACCTTTTGTAAATATTAAAATAATAGAATATATGATTTGTAAAAATTGTAAAATTAAATATTTATTAAAATTAATACAATTATTATTATATGCTATTAATACCAATAATAATGTAAAAGAAGTATGACCACTAAATATTTTATCAAAACAATGACCAGTTATATAGCTCTGAAATGTGATATTTGTATTACAATTTATATTTGAACTGGGTATTTCTGTTACACTTGATGTTATGACTCGTAAACCAACTATAATTGAAAATATTTTTAAAAAATCCAATAAATATATATAATTTTTAGACATATAAGGTATAAAAAATATAATTAATAATGGATGTATAATATTCTGAATATTTGATAAATCTGGTCCATTATCCATTATGATATCTTTTAATGGAATTTTATTTTCTGTTTTATTTTGTTTTATAATTTTTAAATGAAAAAACACATTAATAATATGAATAATATATGGTATTATATATAAATAATTTTTCATCATATATATATATAAATATATAATGTCTTGGAATAAATTTATACACAATATAGAAAATACTGGGGCGAATAATGATTTTATAAAAATAGATAATTTAAAATTCAATGATTTAAAATTTAAATTAGATTTATTACTTAGTTCTAATAAAATATGTTTTAAAAATACAGATTTTAATATATTAAAATATTATACAAAAAAAGAAATCTTAATAATTGATAAAGAATTAATAAAATCAGAAATAAAGAATTGTCAATATATGCTAATTCTAGTAAAAGTGTATATTTCTGAAAAAGATATTCATATTATTACATTTATAATTGATAATAATAAAAAAAAAATAATTCTATTTGATGTACAAAATAATAAAATTCATTTTGAAATATTACAGAATATTATTAAACTATTAAATTTAAATTATAGTAGTGTAGATCAATTAGAAGGACATAATCATAGTTCTCTGTCTATACCTATATATAAAATTATAAAGCCGAAAAATAAAATTTATGAAAATAAACTTGGTAAATGTGATATTTGTACTGCAGCAACTTTATTATTTATTATTTCTTATATAAAATATAATGTTAGCGTAGATAGTTTTATAAATTACTTTATGGATAAAAAATTAGAATATATTCATTTTTTAAGTAATAATTTTATTAGATATTTAGAAAATATAAAATAATTATATAATTATATAATATATAATAATGTTAAAAACAAATAAATTTAATATTATTTGGGAATCACAATGTAAAGAAAATATTAATTCAATTACATTATGGAAAGATTATATATTAGTAAATTCAGAAAATAAATCTGAAATACATATTTATGATGAAAATAATGGTAAATATTTGAAAAATTTAATAAATAATGAACATATTTTTGGTTTAAAAAAATCTCAAGATAATTTAATAATTAATGATTATTTATTTACTATTGATAATAGTTTAGGTTTATGTCAAATTTTTAATATGTTTACTAATAAACCTATTGCAATATTTGGATTTAATAATTTAAAAATGCCTAATAGTGTAACAGGAATTTATGAAAATGGTATATATATATTATATATTTCAGATGCAAATACAAATTCTATTTTTAAATATAAATTACAAATCATTGATAATGAAATTGTTAATTTACAAAATAACAAATTCATTAGTTTACCAAATTCAAATTTAGAATTAATATTAATTGATAACAAGCATAAAAGAATTTTAGCTTTTGATGAACTAAATAATTATATTCAAATATTTGATTATAATGGTAAAATAATTAATAAAATAAATGGTAAAATAGAAAATATGGTAATACACGGTGATTATTATATTTTTAATGATAAAAGTGATGATAGTAATATGTTACATTTATTTAGTAGAGATAAAATTAAATATTATACGTCATATTACTCACCTGTTGCAAAAAATATAACTAGTATATTCTCAGATAATGAATATTTATATATAATAAATAATTATTGTTCAATTAAAAAAATAAAATTACAATTAGAAACTAATAATAACAAATTATTATTATTAACTATAGGAACATTGATGTATAAATTATTAAGTTAATTTGTAAATCATATAAAAATGTTTTTATGTTTTCTAGGTATTGTTGTATTTACTATTATCAATTATTTAGATTAAAAGTATTTAATTTCTATAGGATATAATTCTTTTAGACTTAACTGACACTCAACTGGTGGAATATAAGAGTCTAACTGTAAATTATATCTACATTGTCCTGTAGAACATGATACATCAATTATTCTAAGAACGACAGTTGGGAATATAGCACCTTCGTTCCAATAAATAACGTGATTATTATTGTCTGTGGTATTGTATCCATAATTTTCAGGATTATATCCAGCTTTTAATATATAAATAGAATAAGGATGGTTCCACTGTAATTCGTAGGCGTCACTTGTAGCAGTTGTATACATATCTGTAGTCATATAACCAATGTATTTTATCCAATTAGGCTGATTACCTAGAATTCCATCTATTTTTAGTCCTACCTTTTGACGTGAAGGACTTGTAATTAGATAAATAGCATCTCCATTTCCAAATAAACCTGGCATATTCCCAGAACTTGGTTTATATAACCGCGTATCTGAATAAAAATCCGCGTGTATTTTTCCAAGGGACTTTTGAAGTTGAGACTCGAGTTGTTTTCCATTATTCCTTGCATCTTCTTCCGTGGATGCTGGCTGTGTGTAATTATCAACTATTACTTTAAATTTTTCATTATCTTGAAGAGACTCATTTCTTCCCGGAGGTCTATATACTCTATGGATAACAGCATAAGGTCTTGATAAATAAGAAGTTTTGATATCTCGCAATAAATCTATTGTTCCGTTTTCAAAAACGGTTTGAACGCTATTATAAGAAGAACCGGGGATAAGTACTCCAAAGTCGTCATAAGCAGATAGACTAGAGTATTCTGCCCATTCTGGAAATTGTCCTTCAAACACAGGACGAGCGTATGCTTTAAAAGTAGAAATCCAATATTCACTCGTAAGACTCGGCGAAGCTACATTCAAAGAATTTAATTCAGGATTTGTTGACGGATACGAAAGAACAGCCCACGATATATTTGAAGAATAAATATATAATGAACTTAAAATTATTTGAACAAAATCTTTCATTTATTATTATGTAATATTATTATGTAATATTATTTTAATTATTCATTCATAACTTATATCAATTTTTTTGTTAATCGTTCATATGAAACATAGCAAGTAATCTATACAGTGATTAATTTTATAGGATTTCTCTATAAAATTAATGATTATATCGCATATATAACGCATTATCCATGTATAAATTTATTATCTAGAAGATTATAAAAATGATGAATCAGTATATAAATTAATTAAAGATGGTTCAAAAATTAATATAAATAATTGTATTTTAATTATTATTATTTTGTCGAGGTTTTATTTCATATATAATCATTGCACTTGTTTTCTGATATTTTATATCAATAATTTTAATTTGTTTTTTGTTTTTTTCAATATATGAATTAATTATATCTTCAAATGATATATTTTCATCTTTTTCTTCCTTATTTGGTGATAATAAAATTTTTACTCTTTTTGATTCAGTGTCTTCATCTTCTTCCCAGTTAGAAGCATATTCAAAAAATTTATCTTGATAAGATCCTACTTCAGTATCGATAATCTTATTTCTATAATTATATGACATATAAATATATATATATATTTTTTTAATATATTTAAACTTAAAACGTTTAAATATATACTTAAATCAAATTACTATATTTTTTAAATACCGGTTGGTGTAATGAAGATATTTTTTACTGATTTTGCATTTTATAATATATATATATATATATATTATGATACATCCTTTGTGGTATTTCTGTATAGCAATACGTATTTTTCTGACATTTAGTCTATTAAAATATTCTAAATACTCTAAATATTCTAAATTGATAATTTTAGTGATTGGTTTGGGGTTTGCTTATAAAGCCTTGACTGGTTCAAACGACGAAATACAAATCGACAAAGTATTTTGGCACAAGACAAGGATCATACATTCGTTAATATACCTTTTGGCATATTCGCTATCTAGCCTCAAAACATCTACCCGAGTATTGGTATGTGATATTATATTTTCGATTATTTATCGAACCTATCTCGAAACCAAATAATTATTTAGCGTATCAGAACACCATGTTTTGTATAAAATAGTTTTTCCATAAATACAAAAACGAATTATAATAAAATATTTTTATTTTTAGATAAAATAAAGTATATTTAGTAAGAATATATCAAAATATTAACATGCAAATTTATTAGTCATTTCTTTAGCTTTTTTTATAAATTCTTCTCTATTATTTTTATATAATTTTCCTGCCTCAGCATCTAATGGGTCATCTGGATTAGGATCTGTTAATAATGAACATATAGATAATAATGTTTTTGTAAGTGTTAATGCGGGACTCCAATTGTTTTGTAAAATATCAAGACAAATTGCCCCGGAATTACTACTGATATTTGGATGAAATATTTTAGTTTGAAATGTTATTTGGGGAGGTTTAAATGGATAGTTTTCAGGAAAATTAATTAATAATAGAAAAACACCTCCATCATATGGCGAGTCTTTCGGACCAAATATTGTTGAACTCCATTTATATATATTATCATCATGTATTGGACCAGCAGTTATATTACTATTATCATCACTCTGTAATTCTTGTATTTCTTGCATTTCTTTAAAAATTCTCTTTTTAGAAGTCATATTAATTATATATAATAATTATTTATTTATAATTAATTATTTTCAATTTTTATAAAATTGAAATTATATTTATTTATTTATATTTATATTTATATTTCATTTAAATATAAATATGAAGGCAATTAAGATTATCATAAGAAATTATGAGATGATAACTAATGATCCAGTTGATGGTGTTTCTGTTGGTATGGATACAGATAATGTATTTAATTGGAATATTACAATTATTGGTCCGAAAGACTCTCCATATGAGGGAGGAATTTTTAATGCTACAATGAAATTTCCTCAAAATTTCCCCATGAATCCTCCTGAATTTAAATTTAACAAACCATTATTTCATCCCAATATCGAAGATAATGGAAAAGTTTGTATCTCTATTTTACATCCTCCGGGAGATGATGAATTCGGATATGAAAATGCAGACGAACGATGGAGACCTGTGCATACAGTAAGCAGCATTGTTCTTAGTATAATATCTTTATTAAGTGCACCAAACGATGAATCTTCAGCCAATGTTGAAGCAGGGAAAATTTGGAGAGAAGATCGAGGGAAATTTCAACAAATTGTAAATAAATGTATTAGAAATACTTTAGAATAATATATGAAAAAGTAGTCTAAAAATATAAATAAATATTTATATAAGTATATAAATGAAAAATGAAATAGATTATAAATTAACTAAATGTTATAAATCAAGAAATATTAATTCAACATCTAATTCAAAATTCAAACTTAATGCATTTTGTATAAATTTGAAAGATAGAAAACAAAACATGGATTTTATTTATTCAGAATGGAATGAATATTTAAACATAACACGATTCATTGCACTATCTTCTGCAACAAAATCACATGTTCAAATATTAAAAAATATTTATCAAAATAAAGACAATATTAAATTTCCCATTGTAATTATGGAAGATGATGTTTACAGAAAAAATAACTTTACAAAATACTGGAATGAATTATTAGATTTAACCGATTGTGATTATGTTGCTTTTGATGCATTTTATTTGGTTTTCAAGGATAATCAAGATAATGTTCCACAAAATTTTGTATCCTTGAAACAACATAGAGCGATGGGATTTACTATTTATTATAAAAGTTTTTTTGATAAATTTCATACAATACAAGATTTTGATAAAGTTCTTAATAAAGGCCTTATTGATATGAAAGTTACATATAACCCTTTATTTATTAATTATACCCCAAAGGAACAAATTTGCTGTCAAATTGTATCTAAATATTCAACAACAGCCAATAGAGATACTTCTACATATATTAAATATTATAAGATTGCTGAAGAAAAACTAAAAATGATATAAAATTTTTGATTCCTAAAAAAATTTATATCATTTTTTAATTCCATCCTTCTTGATGATACTTTTGGTATATATTTACGAATATCTTTGCTTTCATACGCATATTTCATATATTTTATAATGTTTTGAAGGAATCTTTATTATTACATTTGAAATATAAAGATTTTAAAGCGTTAAATCTTAAAAATCTGTATATTTAAGATTTTTAAGATTTTTAAGATTTTTAAGAGTTTAAAGATTTAATGATAATATATCATTAAATGGATATGAAAGAAAGTAATAATGAAACTGATTGGACAACAGTAACATATCAAAAAATAAGACCA